AAAAACTTGGTAAAACAAAAACTTGGTAAAACAAAAACTTGGTAAAACAAAAACTTGGTAAAACAAAAACTTGGTAAAACAAAAACTTGGTAAAACAAAAACTTGGTAAAACAAAAACTTGTAGATGAAAACCTAACCGCTATGAGGATTCTGTATAAAACCTACACTACGACGTATTAACTTATAAAGCCCTTCACCTAAATCGGGTGATGGGAAAGATAAATCATAACCTAAACGAGACGGAACATCAATGTTCCGTCAGATTCTTGACTGGGAACACTATATTCAGGGTTCGGTCCCAACGGTAATGGGACGCGTTCGTAGTTGACGCGCGTCAACTGACCCATCGACCTATTCCCGTTGGGAACCGACAAGAACATCAGACAGTGTTTCTCTGGATTATAGTCTCGTGCCAGCTCGTCAAAGTTGGAGACGAATATCGGAATTTGCTCCCATAGTTCACTACCCTTTGGGATAAACGTCCACGTTGGATGGATCAAAACATCGAGGGAGTCGTACTTTATCCACAACACACCACCACCGTCTAATATATGATTTCGCGATTCTTCTATAAAGGCACGGGCGAGTATGTTGTTCTGACCAATCTCGTTCCACTTATCTCTAATAAATTGAATAATTTCCGCGGCGCTCATACCGTACTGTATTATTTGTCCATATCTCTAAGTTTTCTTTTCACTCGCATCGAGTGAAAAGAAAAACTCTTCAAAAATAAGCCATCTCGTCTTCAAATTGAGATCCGAAAAGATTATCCAATGTCACCTGTTGACCAATCGACTCGATCGGAGGTTCATATTCGCGTCCATGGAGCCACCAAATTACAAAACCGATGATAACGACTACCATGACAACAAAGATGACAGTTTCAGTCTTATGCTCCTTGACCCATTCTAAAAGCTTACTCAACGGAGAACCGTCGTTTGGTATATTCCAACTACCATGGGTAGATATGGGTTTACCCGTCCGACAGTCGATCTGAACGAACTTCCCAGGTGTACTGGGATCGGACATTTGACAGTTACCACCGCAGTTCTGATTAAAGTTGAGATTACCGAGAACTCGTGAGTTTTGTTGGAAGACGTTGATGTTAGAGAAAATACACCGACATGCTGATTTATTTTCTTTACCATTAGACTTCGTATTACCACCACAAGAACCACACACAATGTTGAAGTTAATGTCACCGCTGGAAGAATTGATCTGATTGATGGTGACATCGTCAATGATGCATAGGTTTTGGTGACACACCGCCTGGTTTCCTTTGATATATTGAGAGATACCACCAAGCTGACACAGAGGGTCACAAGCCGCATTGATCTCGTCTACGCCAACTTGCGCCCATTCAGTGTAGTCAATTGTAGGGAGGTGACACGCACAACCCTTGAATACGTTCAAGGCAGATTGACCTTTTGCCGATATCGTGTCTTTCTTTTTGAAGTCTGGGTCTCCACCTTCCTTGATGTATGTAGCATAAGCCTGTTGGACTTCATCTCGTGTAAATCTCGAGCAAAACTTCTTCAAAGCGGCATCACAAACACCAGCTGCACGTCCAGCGTCGCAATACTGTAACATGTTTGATATGTATGGTAGGTCGGTCGCATCTTGAGTGTCGATCTTGATACCACTGTTGTAAGCCGATATCAGAGCGGTGTTTAAAACTGTCCCGGCAGCATTGGGTGTCACACCCGCCATATAATCTGCACAAAACCCTCTAGTTGGGTCCCATTGAGCCTTTGACGTGGAGTCCTGTACGGCACATTGTTTAGCCACGCCGCTTCCGACGTCGTCTGACGAACACCCTCCACCAGAGAATGTATTCGGGTCACATGTGTATGTATCAGATACAAGATGATTCCAAGTAAACCCCGCGCCGCGCATATTGCCGGTGGTGGCAACGCTAGATGGCTTACCGCCTTTGCTAACCAAACAACACGATATGGGATCACCGGCGTACTGTTGTCGAGATACAGCACAACGACGACCTGTGGTACTGGCTGAACACGAGCCCCATGAAACATGATCACATCGATCGCTATAACCTGCAGGAGCGCTATCATGGCGCCCCCAACCCCATCTGAAGTTACACATATCGCACTTGGCTCCATTGGAATTCCATTTGTACTCTGTATTGTCCGGCCAACTGAAACCATCATCATCACATTGGGATTCTCCAGCTGCTCCATACGGACTACAACCCGTGGGGTAGTCCAAGTGGACACCCCTTGACAAACCACCCAGGTGACCTTGAGTAAAAGATCCAGGCTTACATGCGCTTACGCTATTTCCCATGGTCTTTCTTGATTTAGTATAAGATGATAGTTTTACCGAAAGTGCGCTGCTGAGACACAAAATTCATCTAGTGAAAATATCATTGGATGTTACGTTTCTGTATTTGTATATCAACCCTATCACTACAATCTTAATCAAAAACATCGTCTTATATGAATGTCTATGATTGGAAGAACATCTCGTCGTTGGCTTATTGAAATTTCAAAGTTGAATTTTCTTAGCAAGTATCAGATCCAACGATATGATGTCATCTATATTTTTTGTACTGGTCGTTGCCGTTTTGATATTTGCGATCTTTTATCGGCAAGGACATAGCTCGATTGATTACAATTATCCCATGGAAAATTTCGATGCGAATCCTGATTTTGATCCCAACCCTCGATCTATCGAGGGTGTTTGTCCGAATGAAGATTTTTGCGGAGCGTGTGTGTAAATCTCAAAGAGTAGAATTCGAGATCATATTGTGTTGAGAGAAACCAAAAGAGTAATGTCTTTCAATCTAGAAGATTGTACAATTCCTACATTCTATTGTGGAGATCAAACAGATCTCCCCCATCGAAAACGCGGCGATGACAAGTACTACACTCGTCATGGTACTCCCAGAGAGTGTATATCCAAAGGATTTGGCGCGGGGATGATCGCTGAACGTCTGAAGCATCTTCCCAATGATACACTCCAACAGATCAGGTATATCGGGGATGTGTACGATCGCCGGTTTCGCGAGATTGGTATCGATACAGTCGATGGACTCATTCAGTATGCAAAAGAACGAAATCCCATAGAGATTGATACTCGTCTGAAGAGGGTCCTGATCAAGAAGGGAGGTATAGTCGATCAGCGAACTCTCAATAGCGTGCTACGCTTTCTCTACATGAACGGTATTCAGCGTATTCCTAGTTGTAAGCCTTTGCGAGTCTAATCAGTCACGAACTTTTGCCACTCGTTTCAAGTGGCAAACTTTTCCGATATACTTCTAGATCTAGAAGAGAAGTTTGATCTTCGACTTGGTCGTGCTCTTGAACTTTTGTTCTTTGAGAAATTGATCTTGAAATTAATTCTTCGATGACGTTGATCTTCCATCGAAACTCAAAGTCCCATTCGATATTTATTCTTGTAACAAGAATAAAAGTTCAATATCCAAAGAGTTTGATTGTATACTCTTCATGTAGATACATACACGTCCTTTAAAATTCCTTTGCGGCAAAAATCACCCCTATGATAAATACGACGAAGAAGAGGATCAGACCTATTGCCCAGATCCAGGGTGGAATCCCGATCTCAGGATCATTAAAATGCACTGGTACACTTGCGTTTTCGTCTTTGTTAGACATGATTATTGTATACGGACAACAAAGTTATATTGCTTGATTCCTTTGCGAGTTGTGCTACTTTCGCATCCTATTTGAAAACGTCGTATCTCATATGTTCATTAATACCGGTGTAACAATAACGTGACATCTCTCGTTATTGATGTACTTAATGTACACGGCGAGACTGCGGTCGCTCTATAGCTTTCTATTAAAAGACTTTGTTGTTATAGTTGTTGTTCTCATTGAACGTCGGAAGTATCCTTCTCATCCCGAACCTCTTCGGTGCATGTTCCAGGTTGGAGAGGGGGCATCACGTTGGCCAATGCTCCCTGCATACTCCCGATGAGTTTGCTCATGTTCATTGTCCCGTCCTGTACGCCATTCTGCAGACCTTTCATCATGTCTGTGACAAGACCGCTAGAAAGGAGTCCTACGATGGCAGCCATTGGATCGTCGGTTTCGACGTTCTCCATAACACTCTTGGCCTTCTGCATAATACCGGTCACAAAATTACCTTCCTTGCTTCCATCGTCGATTCCTAGCCGTTCTAGAAAGGGGGCGGTAGCGTCGAGCTCTGCAAGAGCGGCCTCGCTCGGTTCGATGATGGTCGATATCGTCATGAGGTGTTGACGGATAATCTCTCTATTATCGACATTGGCCTTGTACAAGTACTTTTGAATTTCCAGATATACATTCTTACTCGATCCGTATTTAATGATCGTGTCGCGAGGGATTTTCTTCATCATCTCTTCGGAATCAGATATACAATCTGAGTAGGTCCGAAAGAACGTTGCGAAGCCTGAAACGCAACGTTTGATCCCGGGACCCGAATCGTCTTCATTCATACAGTGGGTCAATCGGTTGTAGAGGGTGAGAGGTGTTGTATTTTTGGGGTCCTTAAAAAGTTCCCATAGACCGTCCACCATTTCACGAATAGCGCGAAACGCTAGTTTGTTGTCTTCACCTTCCATGTCAAAGTTTAGCTTGCTCATCATATACCCATCTTTTAAGTGTAGTAGTATAGTGGTTTTATCATAACATCACTGACATTTCTTGTACGACTCGGCCAAGGCCAACATTGTATCGAGGTAATCCCACATCATATTGAGATCATCGCTGGACAACCTCTTTTGAACGAGAATTATATCACTGTAGTAGGCCACGCGGTCTCCGGGTAGACCAGCAAAGATGTATCTGTTCTCGTCAAAGAACTGAATATTCCGCTCTTCTATCTGACGCTTGAACGAGAGTAACTTCTCGATAGTATGTTGCATGAGCGTTTCCTTATGAAGGCGCTTGTAAAAGAATTCCACAAGCGCCATATCACCCCTTTCTACTGGGGATGTAAAAATACCTCCCATATCGGTGAGGAATTCGCATACTGTTTGTCTCAAATCATCGAGATCTTGTTGTCGTACGTTTTGCATCATACCTTTGCTATTACGCTAATTATCGTAACAGTTCTAACTGTGTTTCGTGAACAATACAATTTACATCACATTGATGCCCGATATCGCATGATTTACGGCAGTCTGTATTAAACGATCGAGATGTAGTTATTGTACAATGCTAATCGTCTTACCGTCGAACGAGAGAGATGCGGGGCGTGAACGAATAATCGTTTCGGCTAGAATCGTCTGAGTAGACCTGGGGTTGACTACTTGCCAACGTTGGCCGACGATCACAGCAACCCCGCTGACGCTCTCTCCAGCCCGAACATCTACGGGGAAGCGTGAACCGCCATAATCGGATACCAGTGCGAATGTAACGTCAGCAGATGAAATGTTGTTGAAAGTCACATTTGGATTTGTGTTGTTGGGAGTACCAAGACCACCAGGTGTAATGTAGAGTGCGTTGAAATTGCTAGTAGGTTGCATGCGGAATGTTAAAGCTGTTCCACTAGGAGTAGTGCCATTGGCTACGATCATCTCGTGTAACCCCAGAGTAATAGATTCCTTGGCACCAGGTGCCAAGTTTACATGACCATGTGGGAGAGTCATTGTGAATGGGTAATGTGTGGTGTTGTGTATCGTGGTAATAAAACTACCCGACTTGTGGGTGACAACCCGTATAGGCCTCTCGCGAGCATAGATGAAGAATAAAATACCCATGATGAACAAAACAACACAGATAGCAAGGATCATCCCCCATGAGCTGTATTCGGTCAGTGTTTCAACTGGTACGGTCAAATTGATTCCATAGTGCGACATACCTTCGATTGATTTGTTAATGGTGATCACAAATGTTCGAGAGAAAAGTGTACTTTGAGCTTATGTATCACCCTTGTCCTTGTATCCAAGAGTTCTTTCACGATCAGCCATCATCTTTTTTGCCATACTTACCAGGTTAGCGTTGGAAGATTTGTGATTGGAATCAGGTCCAATCAACAACCCCTTTGTAAGAAGAACCGGAGGACGAACGGGTAGATGTTCGTCGTCTTGGAAAATGAGGTCGACTGGTGTCTTGGGATCCGATGAAGGACGTTGATAGCGATGCTTCTTATGCGAAGATTTGGATTTAGCCGCCGCCTCTTCTTCAGAGGAAGACGTCGACGTACTCACCCCCTCATCTGAACTCGAATCGTTGTCGTCGAGAGTAGTTGAAGCTTGATAGTTTGGTTGAGGTGATGAACGTTGACGTTCAATCATACCATTCAACCACGAGACGATCTTGGGGCTACCTACATATAGTTGAACGTTTCTATCGGTATACTCTACCACCATACTAGGAACGCTTCGAATTTGAATGTTTGATCCGTTCAGCGCAGCCTCTCGTATAGCAGTAGTATCGAGAGGAATCAACATGATCGGAAGCTTAGCCTGTATCACGAGTTGGACGCATGGATCTGACTTGCGAGAGTACTGGCTAAAGAACAACACAACGTCTGCGATCTGTCGTGACATTTTTTGGTTGCTTAGACGTAACCTTTAAACCTCGCTTTGTGAACATCCACGTAGTTATACTCTGACCCTTTTGATCGTAGAGATCTTGTCTGACTCTTCGAAGAAATAATTCGTGTCTCGATGTAAGACACGAATTATTTCTTCGAGATGAACCTTAACTCGAAGAAGTTCTGGATTCCCACATGAAACCGGTCAGAAGCGGTGCGAAAGCGGCAAACCAACACCACATACTTCCGATACCGCACGAGTAGAAGTAAGCCGATACGATGAAGGTCAGTGTGATGTACCCAAGTTGCATCACTGCGAACTCGAGAGGTTTCACCATCACGAGGATCAATAATACTAGAGTTCCCAGGTAAAACGCTGCGTTCCCTGGAAATTCCTGCCACCAGGTGTATGTGAGATTACCACAATCGTCCTTGGGTGTCAAACATGTCACTTCGGGTGCATAGTTAGTTGCATACAACAGCCATAAAGTGTACATCAAAATGACGATCGCAGCAGTCATCTTAGTTTCGAAGCACAACTCATCACCCTTGAATGTAAACATTACAAATGCCAGCACAATTGGCTGGCTGACGTTGGCCAAGTAAGCACCCTTGGCCGCCCATTTGTTGGTAGAGTTACAATTACCTTCGGATGTAGGTTGGTTTGTCCACGCAATTGCCTCAAAAAACTGCATCAACAAAACCCATTCCCACAGCAGAGAAATAGACGTGATTGTAGTATCCTTGTAGTACCATACGTTCCAAATGTTTAGAACCGTACCGATCACCAACGTGATCCACGACGTCTGAGCATCCAAACACATAATCAAGTCTTATATATCGAAGGGCTGCAATAAAAAACAAGACGCTAAAATCTTCAACCTTAACAAGAAACACGAAATGATTCGCGTCAAATTGAACGGAAGGGATCTGCAGATCTACAACTTTGACGACGCGCTTGCCGTTTTGCGTCGTTATACAGTCATGATAGGACGAGACCCGGCGCCGGGTCTCGTCCTACCCACGCTTCCGATGTATCTCAGATTTAAGAACGAACCTATAAATTTCAAGGAAGGCGATGTATATAAACTTAACGATATTCGCGAAGAACTACTCTCCATTGATGTTCAGAGACTTGGAGAAGAAGAGACATTGTCTAAACTTCAAGCACGATACCCCCTTGTTGATAATAAATCAATCAGCATGTTGTGGTTGATCACAAATGGATACTTCAGAATGACACAAGATAGGTTCGTTCGGGAGTTCGACGAGTTAAAATTTCGCGTATATCTGCAGGTGGTCTATCGTCGGGGTTTCACGAATTCACGTTTAACATATGAAGACATGAGAATGTTCGTCGATGAAGCCCTGGTCAGATGGGATTCGGTCTTGGCATCCACGAAGAAAGAAGATAAAATCTATGACACTCTGCAGAGAGTTAGGAAACCGGATATAGAAGACTTTGATCTCGAGGATACAATCGAGGAGACGTTTCTTCATCTTCCAGATGGAAATTCTTTATACGACGTCTTTGACGCAATGAGTATGTCGCGCGACATTCCCTTTGCGATGTTGGTCAATGCTGGTCAGACAATCATCAAAGTCTTCAGCGATATTCCACCTCCCGATAAATGGATATTGCAACCTGTCTCACCTAACACGCGAGGTATATTCTTTTACGTCTTAAACTCGCCCTCAGAGAAACTCGCAGGATGTAGGTCTCAGACGCAAATAGAAAAGCTATACAGTTCTGGACTCTGGACAAACGGAAATTCCATCCGTTTGTCACTCAAGATGAACTCAGACGAGTCCTCAGACGACCTCCGGCTTAAGGTTATAAAATCTCTCGACACGAGGATCAATTTTGAAGTTGATGAGACAATGCAGAAAGGTGTTAGTGGTAAATTCTCAATCCTCGACGTTACTTTCAACCGTGCTGTATTTGCTGATATAATCTTCAACAACGATGCTGTGAAATATTTCTTCTTTATGGACGAACATGAAAAGAGTTCATCGCGTAAGCCGCGTTTTACTTTTTATTACGAGCCAAATCAGCAAGGAGAGTTTACGACGTCTCTGACTATAACTGTAACACCAATCGTTACAGAAGATGATACGCGGATTGATATTCGGGTTGCTCGAGCTACGACTCTCAAACAGGTCACAAGTTTCATGTCTATATTCCAACACATTTACGGTATTTACCTTCAACAACACGATGTTATCATAGCTGAGTATAAAAACCTATACGCTAATGTAAACTTCGATGTACATGACAAAAAACCACTCAAAATCAAGGATGACAAAAAGACCGGAAAGCGTTTGGCAGCATTGAAGAAGCATAACCCAGAAGCTTTTAGTGAGGGTTATTCTAATAAATGTCAACCGCGTCATCGGCAGCCGTATCTGGTCAAGGGTAACCTCAAAAACATACGAAGTGAACTCAATAAGAAAGGAGGGAAGGAACTCGAGAACGACGGCGTGGTGAATTGGCCCCACGGATCAGATGATTGGTACACTTGTTACCCTCGCGATACAGACGAAGAAGTCAAGAAGTATATATGGCCTGGTGTCACCAAACAGAAAGAATCAGCGGCTAGCTTTGCCGATTACCCTTTCCTTCCATGTTGTTTTATCAACAACCAATACACAAAGAAAGGTGGTAATCTAGTCAAGTATTTGGCTGCTGTCAAAGAAGATGAAGACCATCGATCTGACGGCGGAGACGACGATTTTAACGAGGCAGTGTTCGATCGTCCTCTTGGTGAGAAGAAACTAGCTCCCCGTGGTCGTTTCGCCGAACTTCCTTACTACATGCAGATCGTTGTTGGTACGGCCGGATATAATATGATCGATGATAAGCGGAAAAAGTTCATTCCCATTGTTCGTCATGGAGTTATACGTGGACCCGACAGTTTCGTTCATGTCATGGAGAAAGCTATCAACACCAATTACTCGTTGATGTCTGTAGAAAAAAAGCGCAAGCGGGTCCAGAAGGTTCTGAGTTACATCTCAGCGTTGAACGACTATACAATTGGTCGTCAAGAGATGTTCGATATGACCGATGGGGATATCCGAGAACACTTGATTACTAAGGGTGCTTATATCGATCCTAGTATGTATGTGTCCGTTTTTGAAAAATATTACGACTGCAATATCGTGATATTCAAGGTCGATAAAGATACTCCAGATGGAGAGTTGGTTATTCCCCGTCATAGCATCGCGTATCTGAATCGTAAGATCGACCCGGAGAAGCGTACAGTCATTGTTGTTAAATTTGGTGTCCCACGAGAGTATCAATATCAATGTGAGCTTGTCGTCAAATACAATAAGGGTAAGATAGAATATTCATTTAAGAACGACAAGATCATTGACCTCATTGTGAATTTAGTAGAACAGATCAACACTGTATACATCACGTCGACTACCGGTAAATATCGAAAGTATACCCCCGTGACCCACGTATGAGCATTTTGTGGTTTGTTCTCTATCAACAAAAGAGGTTTAGATTATGAGGCGATACAACAAAGTTACGCCATGTCGATTTTTAGTAACGTCCTCAGTCAGTTTATTGACTCGAATGGGAAAACGAGAGCCCTAAACTACAATGGTATATCGCTTGCAACTTCACCCCTCCCACCGCTTGATATCAAGGAAGAAGGGTTGGATTTAATCCGAATTGCGCCAATCGATAAGGTCGTCGAGTTTGTGGAAGCTCACAATCTTAAAATTGTTGAACAAGATGGAGTGGAAGACGATGGTCTCATTCAAGGAGTCTGGGTATCGAGTATTTCAGATCCTCAACCGATCGCATTCGGCTACATCCCGATCGAGATCCCGAATGAAGGTCGCAACGCTTTGGCGGACATTCCATTCAGCTCATCACAAACAACTGATCCGTTGATGGTTGGTGTGTCATCTGAGCTTGATAAAATGAGGGAAAACTCTCGAATTGCTAACTATCTGAAACATTATGCATTGGTTGAGTGGGCGCAAGATCCAGACGCATTCGGTAAGAACACGTTCGTTGTCAAATTAGATCACATCTACAATATCCACACAATGGACAAACCGTCGATGTTGGTTCGGGGAGATCCGATCATGTACGATCGCGGTAAGATTATCGCACCAGATGAAGACACGGCCGAACGTCTTATCACCTACGTCAAGGTTTCAACATTTAACGACCCGAGCATCAAAGATCGATATCTCAACCGTAAAGTCGTTGATGGATTTAGCTTCTACGCTTCAACCAGCGATTTTCGACGAGAGAGGAAACAGCTCATATTCATGAACCGCGAGGCTGTATTGCAGTGGAAAACGGAAAAGACTCGTGATTCAGTCAGCACCAGTGTATTCTCCCATCCGCGTCAATTAGACAAGGAACCGTACTATTACCGCAACCTTTCAATTAAGGACGGTCGTCTGATGATAATCCAGAATACAGCTGAAGGAGACCTACCTTCAGCACTTGCTGTGTCAAAGGTGTGGGAAACTAAGATCATCAACGTAGGATATGATCCCGACGATGATATTCGTGTTCGAGAGAAAAACCTATCATTCGAGGTCTATACCGAGGAAGGTCGTAGTCACGACAGCGATGCCAAGGGTACCACGCAGAACCCGAAGTTGCGAGTGTTTGGATATGAAGATGGCAGCTATGGAGCCGTTCTATTCTTATAGATAAGCGCTAACTCTTTTGTTACTCGTCGCGTGTAACAAATATATAAAGTCCTAATCGTTATTTACTAAAGAAACATCAAATAGGATGATATACGTGTAATTGTACACCCATCAAGATAAGTGTACGAAGTCTTAAATAAAAAGTACCGCGGGTCTTTTCTTTCTTGCACCGAGAAAGAAATAATTGAAAGTTCAAATATTTTTGTTTGTTGTTACACCTTACTCTGAATAAATATCCAATGCATGATACAATGGAACACGCTGACTCGGTAGCCACTCCCATTTGTAGTGTAGCGGATCGTATCCGCTGTGTTTGTATAGGGGTGTCTTCTTGACCAACTGGACATACCACTCTTTTTCGTCCATGAAAACGTCGTATAGATCCTCAGCCGACACTGGTTCGGGTATTCTGTTCTCACCTAGAGTCATATGTAGTGGTTCCCACCTATTCTCTACATCAAATGGTCCATTTGGTTCCTGAAAGTGATCAAGAAGCTTGGTCAGTGTTCGAGATATGATGCCTATCATATACAAACCTTTACTTTTTATGTCGTAGAGTTCAGAGCCGCCTGGTAGTTGCCACATCTTATTTGATGTATTGAAGGTCTTCATCATCTTCTTCATGTCAAAGTCTGGTGGTAGGTTGGTGTCAGAAAATAGCGTGATATGATATCCACCATATATTCGAGCTTGGCTACTTGATTCTTGTTGCTTCTTGGGGACGACGTACAGTAAATATTTACTCTGTGAAGAGATCATATCTTCTTTCTCGGGTTCCTTTATGTTTTTTTACAGTTAGACTGGAGTAACATTCTAACGTAAATTTTTTCCGCATCTCCAAAAGCATCGGCGCTCACCGCGATTCTCGAAGAGCTACCATATACAACTGGATTGCGTGAAGTGCTACCAAAGGCGGTATACTTTGACATGTCTAACATAGAACCGTACCACTCTTCATTCCAATCCTTGTCTAACGATAAGACAGTTTGTCGAATGTACTGATACGCATCAGCCATCTTAGCGGGTCCGTAAGGAGTAAACTTCCCATTTAGAGGGTTTAGAGTACCATCGGGGAAAGTAGATGTCTTATTTGAGATCATATCGATAAAGTCTTCACCGCTGGACAAATTTCGAATATGTTCGTTATCAGTCAACATCCATCGTGGGAACAAGACGCATTTTACACGTTCCAAGGAGATAGACGATCCAGATTGTAACTGTAGGTTACACCACGACAAGTTCCATTCTTTCTTCCTGGTGCACTCGATACCAGTACCTTTGGTAGTACGAGAGCGATACTCGTACATTTCGGCATTTTCAATCATCATCTTGTCAATTTCGGCAACGTATTTCCCGGTGTACTGAGCAAAGTCTTCCTTGAAGAAATGTCCGATTACAGGATATTTCACAATTTTGGAAGATCCACCGGATATATTCTTCACACCCTGTATTTTCTTCCACCAGTCACTAGACTCCATCACAAACATAATGCCGCCGTATTGAGAATCCAACCCATATCTAAACTGAATACCGCGCTTGAAAGGTACTCCAATCGATTGACAACACCTAAATTCGCGATTGAACTCGCCCGTCATCATCTTATAGAGCGTTTCGTATGGCGTATTGTGGGTCCATAACAGGCGTTGAAACATACCCTTGATCTTCTTCGGTTGAGAAGGCTTGGAAGGCTTGGAAGGCTTGGAAGGCTTGGAAGGTTTGGAAGACTTGGAAGGATTGGAAGGATTGGAAGGCTTGGAAGGATTGGAAGGCTTGGAAGGATTGGAAGGCTTGGAACTCTGAACTTTGAAGTCAACGATAAGAGGAAAATGGTCGCTGACATCTGTGTAGTAGACATTGGCCTTCTCGACTTCTAGATTACCATGATACCATATATAGTCGACACGTCGAGTCGTCCAAGCAGAATACTTCATCTCTCCGTCGTCGAAGGCTTCGCGATACCCCTTCATTTCGCGTATAGCCTCAAAATGTAGTGGAACGCCCCGATTGTTGTTCTTGAGCCACCCTTTCTCATATTCTGTGTAATCTTCTTCGCGTAGGGCGTTGAAATCTCCGCATATAACTATATTTTCAAAACCATTAAGGTTTTTCACCATCTCCTTGACCTGTTTTACACGCGTCTTCTCGGTGTCATCGAAAACGTCTAGATGTACACCGACTAGATGTATATCTAGTCCATCGAATTCAACGACGGCATGGGCATAACACCGATTTTGCGCCTTGCTGTTTAACACATGTTCGGTTATACCATTCAAAGGTCGATTGGAGAAGATGGCGTTGCCGAAAAATGAATCTTGTCCGTTGTGATTTTTATTGTCGGTGTGACAGACCGAGTGGTACTTATACCCTAGATTTTCAAACGTATCAACAATGTCATATCGCGACCAACCATCCTTAGATGTAGTTTTAGCACCATTCTTCATTGTCTTGGGTAAAACAGCTTCCTGCAGGATGACAACATCTGCTTGGGTACGCCTGACGACATTGATCATGTTCTTAAAATCGAAACTTTGTCCGTTTGGAGAGTACCAAAAGTGAACATTGAAGGTACATACACGAAGAGAGTTCACGCTCTTCGCACTGATTCCCTCGTTCAGGAAATCTAATCGCGCGACATCTGTTCGCCAATTTTGGAAGAATACTCTTTGTGAAGTTCCGTTCGAACTCTTTTCCCAAACACCCGGTTTCACACCAATATAATTGTTCTCCTGTAGATACGTCTCGATCTCTTCGGTCACCTCGTGAACATCAATACCATATTTATCAGCTGTATTATCGATACATTCTTGAATTCGACGCAATGGGACGCATTCACCCCTTTGGGAATAGTACTGTTGAATCTCCTTTGTGCTCATACTTCATAAAGTGTCAGAAAAAGTTCGAATGTTTTACATGTGAATCTACACAACATCAATCGTTTTGATCTTTACTCGTACCGAGTAAAGAGAATTGATATTATCAAACTTTATAGAAAACAATGGGACTTACAGGATCGAAAGATAAGAGTAGAGAACTCGTGGATTGTATTCGCGAAACCGCCGAAATACACAAAATTAGTAGCTCTGACGTCTTGCGAGTGGTCGGAGACTTTGACGAGGTAAAACGCATGGTTGGTATGAAAGGTCTCAACAGAGAAATATTCTTTACAACTCCCGCGATGCGCCAGCTTTTCGCATCTGCAGTTGAAGCGCAGTTGATTGACATCAAAGGAGATTACAAATGTCTTGGCGACATTTCCAAGTGGATTCGAACTCCAAAGAAACTTGGACAAGGTACGTTTGGTACCGTGTACAAAGCGTGCGCACCACCTCTTAATCCTAGCGATTCTACAGACCAAAACTGTGACAATGGTGTAGAATTTGCAGTCAAATTGGCTATGAATGGCAAATCGTCTGTTCAAGTTCCTCGCTCAAGATGGAACAAAACTGACACATGGCACGAGGCCTACCTAACACGTATTATTCAGGATAAAGTTCTTGAAGAAGGTAGAGGGCAAGCAGCCCCGCGTATTTACCGCGAATTCAGCTGTGTAGACAACTGTGAAATCGACGGGCAGAAGGGGAAGAGTTGTGTAGTTACATTGACAGAACTTGGGAACGGTATTATTACAGACTGGGCCAACGCTGACACGACAAGTAAACTGGATTCAGCAGAATGGGATAACGCGTTATTTCAACTAATGGCTGGTCTAGCCGCGTTACAATCGCCCGATTTGCAGGTCTTCCATGACGATATCAAATCCGAGAATATCCTTTACTACCGTGTACAGCCTGGTGGGTACTGGACGTATGTAATAGGAGGGAAAACGTATTATATTCCCAACCTTGGATTTGTATTAGTGTTTGCAGACTACGGTATAAGCATGTCGTTTTCTCCCCAAATTCCTATGGTTACCGAGGGTGCTACTGTGATGGGATCGAGGGGGCTCATTCGAGATGCCGAGAAGGGGATATGTTATTTTGCCGCCTCCAACGCTGAATCACCTTATATGAAAAAATCAATCTCCAGAATGGGTCACATTTACAGATTCAAGTCAGAAGAAGTACCTGAATCGATGATTCATCTCGTCAAAAAGGGCGGAGATTACTTTGCGTATTATTCAGACATGCTGGCGCTTAGTAGTATTACATACTCTAACCCGCAACGTATCATGTCGGCCGATTGGTCAGCCGCAAGATTGACCTTTTACCCACCTACCGCCAAAGAGTATCTTGAAAAAGTATCAGGGTTGGATGCACGTAAAGCTATCTTCAGTACCAAACTGCTTGACCGACCCGACATTTATCCACCTATTCAATTTGGATATGACACCCAGGATGTAATTCGGACCTTTACCGGTGGTAAGAGGATGAACCAACCTGATATTCATAAAGGTATGCCAGCACCAGCCAAGTTTCTTCAAGGTTTAAGACCTTACCGCACGGCAGACGACGCTAAACGAGGTTTAATATCTCTTTACAATCGCAAAATGTTTGCTCAAGATTTCGTTCACCATTATTTCGAAAATATGTATACACATCGCCCTTCTGGGGTGGAGCTCGCGGTATTCGAGACTTCTTTATAACCTTAACACTTTACTGAGAGTCGTTTCTTACTCGTGACGAGTAAGAAAAATTATTGATCTGGATGTTCAAACGATTGCGCTAATTTTTTTCAAGGTACACCTTGAAAATTATAATCATCAAACTTTACTTTATAGTAGTAAATGAAGTTCTACACAAAAGGTGGTAAGAAGCTCAAAGTTCTCGCAAAAGTTCCGGAGGGAGCACACTATTACGATCGTAACAGCACACTATTACCAGTTCCCACTATGAACTCGTCTGAATCTGATGTATTCGATTATGTATACACATGCATCGACAATAATCGACCTGGAATTGAGGTCGAGACGGTACGAGAAATCTGGGCTTACTTTAACGAGAAGAAAGGTCTCATTTTGAGCTATCTCAGAACTTTGGAGAAGTTCTACATATCTGAAAACGACAAATGGCGGGCTGTATCTTACGGAAACGCATACAACGCCATAGCAAGGTCAAAAATTCCCATCACTTCTGGCGAACATGCCTTACTTCTCCAGGGTGTTGGAAAATCAATTAAAATGAAAATTGATGAGATTATTAAAACAGGGAAACTCGATTGTGTCGACAATAAAATTCAAACAATTCTTGATCGTTTACAAGTCATCGATTTATTCATGGAGATTTGGGGAGTCGGTCCTGTGAGAGCTAAAAATTTTTACGACAAGGGATATCGAAATTATTTTGATATCCCAGTTATTGAGTTGAGCAATCAAGAACGTATTGGATTGAAGTATATTGATGATCTCAAGTTGCGTATTCCTCGTATTGAGATCGAAGCCTTTGATATACTCCTCAATCAGAAGTACTGGTCGGGGGTTAAGTATGTTATCGCCGGATCGTACCGCCGTAGACTGCCCAATTCTGGCGACATAGACATCCTAGTCGATGAGGAGAATGCAACCAAGATGAATGATTTGATCAGATATCTGGCATCGTTCCAACTCGAGACCTTGGCTATGGGGCCGACCAAATATATGGGTGTAATTAAACTTCATCCGTACCACAATACACATTGGCGGCGAATCGACATTCGTATCGTACCCCACGATTCTTGGGGTACGGCGCTGTTGTACTTTACTGGTTCAGCCGAGTTCAACAGGAGAATGCGAGGTATTGCTCTTGATAAAGGAATGACGTTGAACGAGTACCGCCTGGCTGATATATATAACGGTAAGACTATTCCAATCGTTACAGAGAAGGATGTATTTGATGTTCTCGAAATGAAGTACGTCGAACCCAAAGCCCGAGTCGCGTGAGAAAGCACGGGGTGTCAGAGTTGAAAATTCATACGATCGTTAACCGCGTCGGAACCTTAACTTTTAAAAGAGACGGGTATATGTGTAATATGCAGAACGTCGATGATCAAGGCTGGATCAAGGTGGTGAATCGCAAACAAAAGACGACTCTTATCGAGTCATCGTATCCAAAGGTCTTCCAACGCGGTGGAGGTCTAACACCTCCACCGCGTTTTCAATCACGACCCGTTCGACGTTTTTGGAACGGATTCGATGAGGCGGGTAACGAACGATGGTTTTTAGTGTTGGAGAATGGTAACGTTCTCATCTCAAAAGACCTGAACTACGCTTTTGGGTGAAGAAGTTTCTCTGAATAATATGTGTCACACGTCAATTTCACCCGATATCGGGTGAAATTAGGAAAGTGAAAACTTTGAGTGAAAACTCGGAGGAGTTAAGTACTTCATATAGAAGAAATGTCTCGACCTCGTATCAGCGAAATCGAAAATGTTCAATGGGGGTGCCTCTCGCGTGAGCAATGGAGAGCTATATCAGTCGTGAACGTGACAAAGCCCACGTCGAAAGACGGTGGTGGTAACGACGATCGCACCGGTACTCCTTATGACCCACGTATGGGTGAACAGCGTAATCATACTCCTTGTGGTACTTGCAATAAGATGAATACTGATTGTCCGGGTCACTTTGGTACGATCGAACTCCCATTCCCGGTATACAACAAGATATTTACACCAGTCATACTCAAGCTCCTACAAGCCACATGCATGCATTGTGCTCGTCCGCGCATGCTCTCCGAGTACATCACAATGCAAGGCTTTACAACCTTTAAGGGTTTCGCCCGTCTCAAGGCTATCGTCGTAAAGTGCAAGAATGTCAAAAAGTGCCCATGGGATGGTTGTGGTGAGGCTATGGTCGATTTCAACGCTCCAGACAAGAAAAAAGCTGAGACTGGTGTGATTTACTATAGCGTCAGTCACGAAGGAGTGACAAAGCGTGAGGTGTTCAACGCCGGTACCGCCTACGGTGTTCTCTCTCGAATCTCGAACGAGCAACTTGAATTGATTGGATTCAACAGCAATCTTCTCTCTCATGAGAAGTACGAAGACCAGCGTTACTTCCCCACTGAATACTATAAGCATGTTCATCAATTTCGCCCCGAGTCAATGATCTTTACAGTTTTACCAGTGCTCCCACCACTAGCGCGTCCGTGGGTTGTATCAGACGGTGACGATGGTGAGAGGAAGGACGATGATCTTACAGACAAGTATAACTCTATCCTCAAGTCTATTATTCTATGGTACACCTTCAGTAACGAGAATTCGGGTGAGAAAGATCGAAGATCTACAACTCGGGCGTTGACCGCGCGTCGCGGCAACATGAAGACCAAGACCGTCGTCGAGAGCGATATCATGGACCATATTTGGACTCTGATCGATAACCGCAATGAAAAGTCAAAGCTCAACAGTGGTGGTCGTGCGCACCGGTCGTTCGTGTGTCGTCTCAAGGGTAAGGGTGGTCGGGTCCAGAGTAATGTCGGTGGTAAACGTTGCGACTTTAGCGCTCGCTCTGTCATCATCGGAGGCGGTATCCGCCTCAAGGACGATCAACTCGGTGTCCCCGAGGAGATCACTCAGATTCTGACCAAGCCCGAATTTGTCGGTCCTTGGAATATTGAAGACGTGCAGAAGTTGGTCGGTATGGGACGCGTTAACTGTGTTCTTCGCCAAGGACGTAAATATAAGTTGAACGAGTTTACCAACCATGGTATACACTTTCAACTTCGAAACGGAGACATTGCTGAGCGCCAGCTGCAAGATGGTGATGTCGTCCTGTTCAATCGTCAACCAACACTACGTATCGAGAGTATGATGTCATTTCGCGTCAAGATCGTTGACAGCTTGGCATTTCAACTAGGTCTGTGCTGGACTAAATCATTTAACGCCGATTTTGATGGCGATGAAATGAACCTCCACGTACCTCAATCAATCGAAGCAGAAGTTGAGATTATGGTCAACGCACGCTGCGCCATCCACATTGTATCTTCGCAGAGCAATTGTCCTGTCAATGGTAGTGTACAAGACGGCCCAGTCGCTGGTTATATGCTGACAATGGTATGGGAAGATGGTACGGTCACGATGGTCGATCGTGAGGATGCTCTCATGATCTACACGAACGCCGAGATATCGAACGAACGCGTGAACGATCTCATCTACCGCGCCAAAGATTACTATCCAGAGTACATCATTAAGATCAAAAATCCTGAAATTGAAGACCCAGGTTACGAATTCGCTGCTCAAATTCCTGGATCTCTCTTCATTTCGGTAATCTTCCCACCTAACTTCTGTTACACTCGTAATACCGAGGTTCATCCCGACGAGGAGCGTGCCGAAGTCAAGATCGAAGATGGTGTCATTCAACCTGTCAGCGGTCCTTTGTGTAAGAAGACGGTTGGTGCCAGCAATGGTTCGATTGTGCATGTCTTATGGAAGCGCGCCCCTGAGTTTGCCCTCAAGTTCTTGTCAGAGTACCAACAGATTACCGATCGTTGGCTTCCAATACACGGCTTCAGTATGGGAATCTCGGATTGCTTTGCCAGTTCATCTGAGGCGGTGGCCAAGACTCTTATCGAAACCCGCTCAAAGGTGGCACAGATTCTTCAGTACGCTGAGACACCAAATCAGGCCGAAGATGAGATCAATAGCGTGCTTAACAGCGCAATGGCAGTCGGACCGAGTCTGGCTAAGGGAAGTATGGCTAAGGGAGATCGCAATGCATTAAATATTATGCGCAACTCTGGTGCCAAAGGGTCGGTCATTAACTTGGCTCAGATTGTGGCGTTTGTGGGCCAGCAGAACATCAAAGGCGCGAGAATGCCGATGTCTCTGAGCCACGGAACGCGGTGTCTCCCGAGTTTTCTTCCCGGAGACAACTCACCTGATGCTCGAGGTTTTGTAGAAGACAACTACATCACAGGTCTTACGCCTCAAGCAGCATTCTTCCACGCCGCGGCCGGTCGTGATGGCATCATCTCCACGTCGATCAAAACTGCAGATACTGGTTATGTTCAGAAGAAGTTGGCGCGCAAGATGGAAGATCTCAAGGTGTGGATCGACGGTACAGTGCGCAACGCGAATGGGAGTATTGCATCGTTTATGTACGGAGGGGATGGTATAGAACCCAAGAAGTTGGTCGCTGTCAAGGGCCTCGAGTCGCCATTCTTCGTTAACCCGATGTTCTTGGCTCGTCAGCTCAACAGTGATGCTCGTCGCGTTGGAGATGTTGGTCTCGATGAGAAACCACGCCAACTACGCTCTGTTGAGGTTGACATGTTGATGGAGTACATTGTCCTGAGCAAGATCTCGTCTCCAGTAATCAAACTTGCCACCGCCAACGCTCGTGAGAGTCTACACCAGATCATCAACAATGTCAAGATCTACGAGTGTAAGATCCCCGATCTGTGCGTTGGTATTCGCGATGCATACAATAGCTCGAAGGCACAGTACGGTACGATGGTCGGTCTTATTGCAACTTCGAGTATTGGCGAACCGACAACACAGATGGTTCTGAATAGCGTTGAATATGACACAGAGTTGATCTTGAACACCCGAGATGGAAGCAATGTGGTTGCAATTGGTGAATGGGTGGATGATCTTATGCGCGAAAACAGCCACATTGTGCAACACATCACTCAAGAGGGTAAATCTAGCGAGTACCTCTCAATTCCCACCGGTGTCACTGTTCCAACGGTAGATGCTGACGGGGCTGTCACGTGGGGAGATATCACAGCGGTGACTCGTCATCCTCCACATGGTGATTTAGTGAAAATCACCACAAGATCGGGTCGATCAGTGACTGCCACACGATCGAAATCTCTTTTGGTGTGGAATAACGAGACTAAAACGTTTATTCAAACGCCTGGTGGCGACGCAAAGATTGGTGATTGCGTACCAATGACTCAATTACTGAGTGCTCCTCTTTTACAAACCACGAGCGTGTCTCTCAAGAAATATCTACCACCCACAGAATTGATCTATGGTACAAGAACACAAAGCACCCAATTTGAACGCGGAATCGTGTACCCTCTTTGGTGTCACAGTGTTATGTCTCGTGTTCCAGAGGAACTACCTCTCGATGAGGCGACGGGGTTTGTGGTTGGTCTTTATCTCGCCGGTGGATGGGTAACAAATAGATTTGTCGGGATCAACAACAATACAGATGTTCTTTTGGAAAAAGTACGCACGTGGTGTGATCTGTACGCGATCACTCATAGTACATCTGTGAGTAAATCTCTTCGTTTTGAAAACGAGAGTATGACCATTAAGATTTATAATGTGACGGTGGCGCGTTTATTTAAGACTTGGATTGGAACGGGATCTTTGAATAAACAAGTTCCACCCGAGGCTTTTGCGGCTCCCGATAATTTTATCAAGGGACTTCTCGATGGATATTTCTCGGGAGACGGCAGCGTGGACGTGCTCAATATGGGTGTAAAAATCTATTCGGTTTGCAAGAAACTCATTGAAGGTGTTGGAACGTTGTGTTCTCGGTTTGGTATCTTTGGTACCATCTACAACCACCAGACAAAATCAAACAACATCAAGTACACTCTACAGATTGAGAATTCATGGGCAATCAAGTGGGCAACTATTATCAGCTCAACTCATCCTACAAAGAAAGATCTAATGAAGCAACTGACCCATACAGCTACCGTTCTAGAAAATGTGCGAACGGCAAAAGACACTGTATTAGACCCTATTGTCTCTATCGAACGCGTTAGTGAGTGTGATCATCCTCGCGTCTACGATCTCACCGTTCCCTCCACCACAAACTTTTGCATTCACAATGGTATGGGGTGTGCAGACACTTTTCATCTTGCTGGCTTCAAGGGTGCTGATCGTAGCCTGGGTGTACCGAGGTTCAAAGAACTTATCAACACCACCAAGTCCAAGAGTCAACGCAACCCCGGCTGTACTATACACTTCACATACCCCATGATCAAGCAAAACGCAGAGTCAGTCACAATATTGGAGAAGAAGAACCGCACCGCCGAGGGTGAACAGCGCGAGTTCAACGAGGTCTTAATCAAACGCGCCAAGGAAGATTCGTTGGCTATGATTCAGAGTCTTCGTAAAGATTTTGAAGAGACCTACGTCAGTGAGTTCTTGACCAACTGTAAGCTTCAGTACCTACCCAATGATGTCGATATTGAGAATGGGACCAGTCCGACTGGTCTTCTGACATACGAAGAATACACCGAAGAGTGGTGGGTGACGTTGGCCAAAGAAGTAGAGGTCAAACCTCGTGACTACCAGCCCAATTCATGGGTCATCCTCCTTGAGTTTGATGTCGAGAAGCTCTTCCGTCGTCGTATCGAACTCGAAGACATTGCTTTTGCGATTGAGGACAAGAGTAATGGGAATATGACATGCGTGGTATCGCCCAATGCTGTCGGACGCATTGAAGTGTACGTTACAATCGATGAACTCAAGTCTTACACGGTGGGCAAGTTGAGTTGGCAAGCCGACCTCCCTGTTAATTCGACCACCACCCGCGACTCGTTGCTGACCGATTGCAACATCGACTATTACTTGGCACGCGAGGTTGCAATCGAGTTCATCCGCAAGACGCAGGTCGCTGGTATCCGTGGTATCTCGAAGATATACCCACGCGAGAATATGGATACACATGAATGGGTCATGGACGCCAATGGTGCCAGCTTCCTCAGTGTGCTGAGCATGCCGGACGTTGACACGACTCGTACAATAGTCGACGACATGCACTCTATCAACGCAGTATTGGGTATCGAAGCTGCAAGGCGATTCCTCTTCCTCGAACTGAAACGAGTTATTTCACATGATGGCACCTACATAAACCCACGCCACCTGTCGATATTGGCCGACGCGATGACAGTAACAGGTAACTTCACAGCAGCTTCTCGTGATGGTATCGGTCGTGACGTCGGCCCCAATGCTAAGATCATGTTCGAGAAGTCGGTCGACAATGCCATGCTAGCATCTGCCTTTGGTGAGGTTGACGATATGGTCAGTCTCTCGAGCGCGGTCATGTACGGAAAGTTGGCAGAGGCCGGTCCTGGAATGGTCACAATCCGCAACCGCGAGCGTATCCCCACTCAACCTCCAAAGGTTGACAAATCGACTATGATCAAGAAGCGACGGGCTATGCTTCAGAAACGACGCACCGGTGTTTCAATCGCAGACTCTGACGCGACATAATCTTCGATCTCAACAGGTCGTCGAACATGATGGATATCTTTTGTTACCTGCAACGGGTAACAAAAGATAAACCACGGGTGTCGCATTGTAAGCAACCAGACGTGTATATCGATTCTACCAACATATGCGAAGTTGCACCGAAGCTGGGGTCGCATAAGACGGTCTATTCAGATGTCGTTCTCAAAAGAAGTACCTCTCATCAACCTAATCTAGGCGTCGAAAAGAAGTTGCACATTCTAGATTTACCATCGATGGTAAAGTTGATCTTGAAATTTTATTCTTGCTCTTGATCTTTTGTTCTTCGACTTACTTGGTCGTGATCTTGAAATTTTATTCTTGCTCTTGATCTTTTGTTCTTTGAGAAGTTGATCTTGAAATTTAATTCTTGCTCTTGATCTTTTGTTCTTTGAGAAGTTGATCTTTGCACAGAACAAAGGTTGAAACAACTCTGCTCAACTCTTTCGATTAGCGTCGATATGTATATTCGACGCTGGCGTGCCACCAAGGTGTCATCATCGGTGTGAATATATTCAACGAACTCTCGAAATCGAACAGTCCTACCCGCGAGGTTAATTTATCGCCTGTTTTTTGAAGAAGAAAACAATTGGAATTAACGATCGATATTTCTTATCATTGATTGCTTAACATAATCAATATGTCTCGTGATTTTGTATGCTCTGTATGCTTCGATACTTTCTCCGGAAAGGACGTAGTTGTATGTACATGTGGATCGATCGTTTGTAAGGATGACACAAAGACGTACATCCTTGGTTCGGCAAAGCTCGCGCATTGCATGGGGTGTAACGTTGAATGGAGTGCCGGATTTCTGGCTGAGAACTTCACCTCATCATGGTTAGTAAGCAACAAGGATAATGGTTACAGAGCTCATCGTAAAGGCGTGGCTCTCGATCGTGAAAAGTCTCGAATTCCTGAAACTTTGACTGATTTACACCATCATTTTTGCCAGGAAAATGAGCGCAAACAGATCCTCCGACAACTCGAGGAGAATGTAAATGAGCTCCGACTTCAATACCGCGAAGCAAAGCTCGCATTGCGTGAAGCTCTCATGCTTGGTGGACAAACCGCGGCTGCTCCAGACGCAAGACGAATCAACTTCTTATGTCCTTGTCCGGTGGAAGATTGTCGTGGGATGATCCAGTCAGATGACTTCTCATGCGCTGCATGTGGAGGTAAGGTTTGTCGTAAGTGCCGTGAACCGCGCGAGAAAGGCGACGGTCACGAGTGTAACAATGACGTGGTCGAGAACCTCAACCTCTTGCGCAGTGATACCAAACCATGCCCCAACTGTGCAACTTCTATCTTCAAAATTGATGGTTGTTTCGCTTCTGATACTCTCATCCTTCTTTTTGACGGACAGATCAAGGCGGCTCGGGATATCTCAATCGGTAACGTACTTCTCGGAGATGATGGCACGAAGCGTGTCGTCGAGGAAGTTAGAATTGGCATCGACGAGATGTATGAGATACAGCAGAACGCGGCTGATAATTACACCGTCAGCAGCCACCACAAACTCGTGCTAAAATACGCAGACGATCGCAAAAAGTACAAACTATCAAATAAATGGAATGTTAAATGGTTTGATATCGAGACGTCCAAGAATAAGAACAACAACTTTGAAACCGAACAACAGGCTGATGACTTTTTAAAGACGCTTGGTAGTGCCGTACCGATCGAGCTGCGCGTCGACGAGTTTTTGAATTTGACCCTGGATACTCAAAAACAATTTTATGGCTATCGTTCTGATATTAATGAAACCCTCACGGCCATAACTGTATTACCACGAGGTAAGGGGCAATACATAGGTTGGAGTGTGTCTGGATCGAACAAGCGTTTCGTGTTGCCCGACTTTACTGTTACTAGAAATTGTGACCAAATGTGGTGTACGCAGTGTCACACTGCCTTCAGTTGGCGCACCGGAGCGGTGGACAATGGTGTTGTTCATAACCCCCATGCCGTTCGATGGAGACGTGAACATGGAGGCATCGAACGAGACGCCAACGATGTACGTTGTGGTGGTCTGATTCAGATATACCAGATCATAAACGATCTTCCGATAGACTTCTCATATATTGTGAATATGCACCGCGTGGTGGCCGAAACTGATTACAAGATCCGCACGAACAGACCAATAGAAGACTTTGGAGACATACGTAAAGAGTACGTGCTAAAAAAAAAGACTGAGAAACAATGGCAACAGGCAATCTTCGTACGAGAGCGTAACAACGACCGCAAACGAGCCAATCGTCAGATTCTTCAGACTTTCAGGGACTTGGCCGTCGAGCACTTTCGCGATCTGGCCGAAACACTCGGGGAAAATCGAAGACAGAGGACCGATGCGGTCATTCATACTCAAACATGCGAGGTCTTCGTATTAAAGATGGAAGAGATTCGGTCTTTTATCAACACTGCCTTCATAACAGAGTTACCTCTGTATGGGACCAAGAATCCCCTTCAAATTTCGAACGCATGGCAGTGGCTTGATAAGAAATCTACAACTCAGCGGTGAGTTCGTGTATCAACAGCAGGATGCTAATTTCCACACCCGATCGGGTGTGGAAAAACTTAACTGATGTAATTGGCCCATCAACATATTCGATAAGAGATCGATCGGACCTGACGACGAAAGTTTACACATATCAACTTCTCAAAGAATAAAAGATCAAGATCAACTTCTCAAAGAATAAAAGATCAAGATCAACTTCTCAAAGAATAAAAGATCAAGATCACGACCAAATAAGTCAAAGACTAAAAGATCAAGAGCAAGAAATAAATTTCAAGATCAACTTCTCAAAGACTAAAAGATCAAGAGCAAGAAATAAATTTCAAGATCAACTTCTCAAAGACTAAAAGATCAAGAGCAAGAAATAAATTTCAAGATCAACTTCTCAAAGACTAAAAGATCAAGACTGTTGTTTGGATCCTAGTATTGAATATGAGCCTTATATGTATTGAACGTGTTCAAGAAGTACCCGGATACACAAGTGGACACAGTGGATGTTCACCACCAGCGTTGATGGCGACCACAACGGCTTTCGCCTGTGTCAACCGATCTCCAAATTTGCTTTGCGGAGGATCACCTTTTGCACAAAAGGCTTCGCGATAGTCACATGTGTCCTCGAAGTCCCCAAATGCTACGCATGTACTACGCCCTTTGTAGTACCAAACATCAAGATCGTGTGTAACAAATCTAACGTCTTCAGCTACCATCGCAGACGTAGCTTTCGCAGACGTAGCTTTCTCAAACGCAGTCGTCCACTCAACATCGTCATCGATCATGATTTTATGCTCGCATACGTAGACGTAGATCAAGAACATTGCCAGGATTATATTTCCGAACACAAACAAATACTTGTGTTGATTCATCTTTACCTTCAAGTCAGAAAAGACGTGCAAACAAAAGTAACTCGTTGAAGTCTTTCTTTCATTACCCGTAGCGGGTAATGAAAGACAATCAAACGAAAGTCTATGTGTAGTGGTAGAAGTACTCTCGTCGGTCGACCGGTGGGAGGAATGGGATTTCTACCACATCTTCGATTGTGTCGTGTTCTTCAATTGTGGGCTGTTCGAATCTTTTGCGTGCGGTGTAAAAGGCTACATCAGGAAGGACTTCTCGTTTGTTATCGCTATTGAGTGATGTCTGCGCGCGGTACCAGTTTAGGTGATCTTTGCACAATTCCATTGGAGTAGTAAAGTGAAAGATACGAACGGGTACATTAGCCGCGATCGCAATCTCGATGTACCGCAGACGATGAACCCGAGACATGTTAGTATTATCGATTACAACACTCTTTCCCTTATTCAATGTTTCACGAGCAAGCTTTTTCGTCTTGATATCGGAACCGGTTGCGTCGTTACCAGCAATAATATAAAATCGCTCTTCAAACATACGTCGAGAGAAGTACGACTTACCAGACGCCTGATACCCGACATTGATGATCATCTCTTGAGGTCGGCCTTTAGTGTGGTCGATCATATGAACTTCGCATACACTACGAGCGTCGTCAACCAATTGTGGAAAGAATTTCTCAGGATCGATCTTGCCACACTCGAACTCGCGAGCATCTTTCTTGTCTTGGAATTCCAATTCGGGATATATAAACTCTATACCAATGTTTTGGGCGAAGAGGCGGTCGCTGCAACTAAAGTCCTTCTTCATATTGCCTTTCTTAACTCTTCCAGCGGCATCTCCGACGTACACGCTTGCGTCCTTTCTAACTGTACTACCTAGGGGTGTCAATTCTGACACGACAAACTCATCCCACATACCAGTCATTGGTTTGCGATAACCAGAACCGTCAACAGCTGCGTAGAATATCATCGGAAGATCTAACGCATCGGCAATATTATGGAATCGATTTTGAAGTATCTCCTTTGTGACTTTGCCTTTCTGGACTCCTTGTTGGTTGGTGAAGATCACGATCAAATTATCTGAATCTCGCGCAACGCATTCGAGACGCTTCTGAACGCCAGGGAGAAACTTCCAATCTTTATCTCCCTCGACAAACTTCTTCTTAGGGTCAAAAGGTTCGATTATGGTTCCATCTAGGTCGCATGCGTAGATCGTATACGTATGATTCTCCTCGATTACAAAGTTTGACGAAGCGTAACGAATGTAATTGGCCATAGCTATGTATTCATATACATTTCATGTGGTTTATATATTCTCTACTTTTCATTGATAAAATCGTGAACAGTAACAAGAACATGCCAGACTCGACAGGTAATCAATTGTCCATCGTTGCAGTTACCATTTTCGTTACAGCTCTTCTCGTAGAGCTGGTCGGATATTGGTGGCATCGATGTGCGGCACATCTTGGCTACGCTGGAGATGTCATTCGAAAAACACATCACAAACACCACGAAATCGACTATCCTCATCACGATATGGTATCCGAAGAGTATCGCGTTGATACATTCTGGCAGGGCGACACTTGGCCGTGGTTTATTCCGACTGTGGCGTTCTACATCGGTATCTATATATTGTGGAAGTTGGGTTACATGTCTGATTTTGTTACTGGGATCGCGGCCATATGGGTTCCGTTTCATATTTGGGCAATATCATATATCCATGATAGTTATCACGTGAAAGGTCATTGGTTGGCCCGGTATGAGTGGTATCAGCAAAACAAGAAGTTTCACGACATACACCACTACTACAACGCCAATTATGGTATATCCAACTACAATATGGATCGCATCTTCGGTACTCTCGTAGGTGAGTATGACAAATCAAAAACAAAACAAAACATCTTTCCTGGATTCAAATGAGATTTGGTCTTTTTCGCAGAGATCAAAGTCCATACATTAGAGAATGTATGAAAGTTTCGTATCTCGTCGAAGTTTTGACTTAGAATGTACGGGTTATCGTTCAAATGTTTTTGAACGATCTATACAAATGTATCTACCTTACAACGAACATGATGGGTATGTGGGATATTGGGTCACCGACGCATCATATTATATAGAAGGTGGAGTTTATACCAATGGAGGTCGCGATTATCACACCAAGAACAACGCGACGAATTGCTTTATTCGCGGACGGAATCAGATCAGGGTCTGTGACGATGTCGACAGGTATTTCCAACACTCTAATCGATTATTTCGTAACAAGCAGATTCACATGAACGGGAGACGTCACTACTCTCATAAGAACAGCGCGTTCAAATCATCTGGTGTAGATTGGGCAGAAGACACCGAGGTTATCACTCGAGTTTGTCGGGAATTGGCTCCGTTCAACGACGTAGAGATCAATCTGAGCGCGCTGATCTGTGCGCAGTTTGGAAATGAGAATAAAACATGGGCTGAACTAATCGAGAGCTTGGAGAAGTGTAACACACGCTCTAAATGTTACGGATGTACTACCGTCGGGTATAAGATTGCGACGTCGTTGGTCAAGATAGCAGCGTTGCGTATCTTTGCTGATCCAGAACAGTCTATTCTCGAACTACCTGTAAACTCCATGGATGCGTATAACCCCGAGTCTCGTATTGGTAAGTTTGGGATGGGTTTCTTCTCGTTCTTATACTGGCTAATTGGACATCCTAAACGCAAATTATACATATATAGTTGGTTCAAGGATCCTGAAAAAGGATCATGCGGGTATCGAGCGATATTGCGCGATACCGAGGACGGGTTGGTGCTTAACCTGACAATTCTTGAAACAAACGTTCGCCAGACGGGCGTTCTCATCTACCTCGATGCGAATGAAGACGTGTTCGATAAACACACACTGGATGGCTTCTACAAGCAGATGCTCAAGTTGAAGCTAACTACCTCCACCCCGTTGTTTTATAATCACACTACTTCGCATTCTTACAATCCAGATACATCGATATTTGAAGGAACAAATCCTTACAACAGTTACCCCGTAAAAAACAAAGCGTTCAACAAGAACGAAGTATTCGTTGGTAGCAGTAAACAACGCATCTTCGTCGAGGACTACGCCAATGGAATTCCGATTGATATTCTTCTGGGGTCTTTGTTTGTTCCATCTGTATCTACCAAGACGATTGAAAAATCAGTGAAGGTACCAAAGGGGTGGAAGCCGAAGAAACCGGCCGATGCCGTGAAGGCGCTCGTTGGCGGATTTTCTGTTCTTGTCGGAGGCGTCATCGTTTACACCGGTAAAGAAGGATGCGGGTGTATCGTCGACATGCCCTCAACTACTCGCCTACCGATATCACGCGATGATGTTATCCTCGACGCCGATACCACCGGTATCTTCATGGACAATATCCGCAGTCTATTAGAGGAGAAGGCCAAATCTGGAGATGTCACATCTATCGAGAAGGGTATCGAAGAATATATCAACTACACGGCAAGTATCGAGAACCAAATAGCGGCTCGAAGCGTATTGGGTGCGTTCAGAGATAAATATACCAATCGTCTTGCCACCAGAACGTTATACTGTAATCTGAAACAACTTCTCGACAAGTCTAACAGTGATGGACTCATCATGTCCATCACTATGAACATTCCTACACTCGAGGCGCGGTTGATTAAAATATTGAAGACGCAAGATATGGTGTGGTATGGTAAGCGTGTTGTCACCGTCAACTCCAACTACCCTAAGGTTGCAACGTTCGGGTTGTCAAGTCTGGTCTTTGTGGCTAAAAGCTTCCAGAAGGGTAATTGGATTACACGGGGGGCTCAAGGATATCCAGAGCTGAAACTTGCCCCTTTCAATACAGAATACGGCGACGCCAAATGCAAACTCTACAGCAATTTTCCTCGAAAGGGTTTGGGTAGAGAATTCGAAGAGATGTGGATATCTCTGATGTCAGTGTACGACGGGTTGTCAGTGTACTTCAGGCGCAGCCAACTCTCATTATTTGAAGATGCGATCGGGTATCCTATTAAGGGTGAGATTCTTACCGTGGACGAGTGGAGCGAAATCGCATATGGACTCCTGGCGAAGTTGTCATCGTTCAAGGGTAATCAGACATACGGAGGTAACCAGTATCGCCTTTTTATCAGGTCACAGTACATGTTGGAGAAATCCCAACGTTTGAAGAATCAAAAGCTCATTCAGATAAGTATACAGTCTTCATTGGCGCTTATCGATTCTATAGAAGAAACTGAAATCGTTGAAATTACCATGACTGACTCGATTCACCCTAATGCTCTGTATCTTATGTGTATGGAACTCGAGTATGGTAAGGATGAAATTTGGAAGTTAGTTGAATTAACGGCGAATAACTCAAATAGTGTCATCGACTTTACAATTGTCGCTGTCTCTTTGATTTATGCCGTTCAACGTGAATTTCAATCAGATGATAACCTAGGTATCAGAAGCCTTTTGCTTCCTGAAGCAAAAAAATTCATAATTGGACTTCTGCGCAAAATCCAAGACTCTCGCTATACGTACGAGACCCATCTCAATTTTCACAGATGGGTCAATTCGAGAGAATTGCGCTTCTCGGATACATATCTTCCGATGTATATCGTTCGTATATCCGATGAGATCAAAGAATGGATGATTTTGATGTCCAATTCTGCTAGAACTTTCAAGTACAAAGAACCAATACCAGATAAGTCGTATATCGAGATGAAGACGTCGCAACTAATCGGTTACCTGTTCGCTCACGAGCCCTATTCTGATGTTATGAATACGTTCGAAAAAGCTAGCACATATACGGGGGTGGTAGGTTTGCAGATGACCGAAATCGCTATCAACGAGGGTACGACGAAGGACTTTGTGTCAGCATCTCTCGTAGAGTTGGCGCAGAACTCGGTCGACGCAATTCGTATCACCAACGCCAAGAACCGCAATATCGACGTCTCATACACCAACGAAGGAGATTATTTCACGATTGCAATTGAAGATTATATCGGGATGCCACCGAATGGATTCTTACATATTGGTATCCCATTCTTGAGCACCAAGAGTGCTTCAGATCTCGTCACGGGTGAGATGGGAAGCGGATTTTTCAACGTCTATCGCGAGAGCAGTAAGGTTATCATTGATACAATATTCGATGAATATCGGTACATTTCGGTCGACACTCCCATCATTGGATCTCAAAACCGGGTGGTAGACATCTCACGTCGAATTACCAAAGTCAAAGCTCCGAATGAGAGTCCTGGAACCAAGATTGTCATTTATTCAAAGAAACTCAACCAACTATCTCGAGCAGAATATCTTGGCATCGCCCGTTACACAACGAATAAGATTCTAGGACAAATCTCGTGTTTCAACAATATCAAAATTATCTCCAACGGCAAACTCATCAACATCAAGAAGATACATATCATGACTGTGGGTTATTTAGATGTCTACTTCACCAGAACGCCAGACACACCCTCGTATATTATGACGAATGGAATCCCATTCTCTCCTCTGGCCAACTACTACACTGATTTCCCCACCGACGTTCAATTCGAAGTCGCTAACGGAGTCATCATCAATATTCGCCATGGTGGCTATACACCTGTTCAGACTAGGACACGTATTAACATGCCACCAGATGAGAAGGAAAAATTCGAGCGCGTACTTATATTCACCGCATTGGTCAGACTGATGTTCAATCTCAGAGAAAATAGAAATAGGTGGAGTTGGATATACCGAAACTACAATTCTCGAACTCAAGCTGATCAACTTAAGAGGGATGTTTACTCTGACCCGCCAAATTTTAAGGATGTGAAAGCGGGTGTATTCTTCGCTTACACAAATATTAATCGATGGGATGCCAATTGGAACCACACAAATACTATCGCCGCTTATACAAACCAACTCATCGATGAATTAGGCGATGATTATCCGACAAATCCCGCAGTGATGAAGCGTATTAATCGTAAGATTGAAAGTTTTGATCTTTCACCATTTCCAGAGGTACAAGAGGTGATCAAGTTTATTATGAGACAGTGGATTAAGAACAAGAATCCCGTTCGTATTCGTGATGCAACGGGTAATGCCATCGCATTGATAGATCGCGACGTCAAACCCGACATTCCAGATCCCGAGATGGCACCGTACGTCAGAATTTGGCTAGAGACGTTCCGTGATATCGCGGAGAAGACCGATATATACGGATGGAACAAGGCCACGCTCAAAAAGATTCGCGTCATCAAGAGTGATGAATTTGAGTCTGCTGATGGTTGGTATACCCGCAACGACAACTCGATCACTATCAACACGATTAGATGGTCGATTGATAACCGCAAGTCGTTTATTGCCGCCGTCGGTAAAATCAAGTCTCCGTCCGATTTTCAAGATACCGACGATTCTATATGGAAGAAGTTCTTCACATTCAGGTACCCGACAACGACCCTACCGCATGAATTAGAGCATGCGCGTAGGAACAATTCTCATGGTATTAACGGACACGACTCGACCCATAAAGCATTATGGTTAGGTGATGTTGCTCGCGAAAGAACGTTTGATCATTCATGCAATAGTGTGTTCTCTAGAATCATAACTGAAGGTTTCTATGGAAAATTATTCGAACGATATAAAGCCGCTAAGTTGATAAGATCGAATAACTGATATGTTTGAGAAATCATACTTCACACCCGAATCGGGTGTGAAAAATATTATATCTTGTATAGACAACCTCCAAAAACCATGAGCTAACTGGTTGGGTTGTCTTTATCTACAACCCAACATTCATCTCCAGTAGATTGAATCTCATCAACGGGAAACTCTCGTAGAATGTCCACGTCGTCCTCGCAGAGACAACATCCAAAATCCATAGATGCGTTATTTCCCCACAATGAAAGTAAGTGGACATCCTTTTAATACATTGAACGTACATGTGCTGTTCGGATTGTGAATCTGAGTAAAATCTAAATCTCGAATCGACTTACGTGAAGTTCGATAGTTTCAGAGTTTTCTAGAACTACGAAGATGGGTATTCATGATTTATACAAAGTCATCGCGGAGCGAGCTCCAAACACCCTTCGGGTATACCATCTCTCAGAGTTTCGCGGGTCTTCATGGGCCATTGATATTTCAATCTTCCTCAACAAGTATGTGAAGTCGGCCGGAGAGAGACTTTGGATGAATACTTTCTTTTTGTTTCTGTGTACACTCAAGAAGCATGGAATTAAGACGGTTTGTATTTTTGATGGCCCGAATCCTCCAATAGAAAAAAAGGCCGAACAAGAGCGGAGACGCGCCGCGGGGCAGAAATCTATTATACGCTTGCGACGATGCAAGGAGATGCGCGACGAGATTTTCCAAAAGTATATTCCACACGACACTCTTCTCACCGGAGTCATACAGAAAGAGTGTCAGATTTTATTCGGTAATCCAACAAAGTACGGTCGTAGAGTCGTTTGGTCCGAGTGTACGGACGCGCTCGACGCTATAAAGTTTACAATTGAACGTCTCGAAAGAGCGACGCTCCCCATCACCGCAGAACATCGTGACAAGGCCAAGCAGATTGCCGATATGATGGGGTTGCCCATTTTTCAGGCCGACGGCGAGGCCGAAGCTTTGTGTGCATACCTCGCAGTTCATGGATACGTCGATGCTGTACTGACCGAGGACACTGACGTCCTCGCGTACGGTACACCTTGGATGATAGCATTCAAGGATTTCAAACTATCGGACGAGCGGGTCTATGGTATTCATCTCGAAAGCTTTCGAAATGAACTCGAATACACACAAGACGAAATACGAGACTTGTGTATTCTACTAGGGTGTGATTACAATACGCGCGTCAGCGGTTATCCACCTGACGGACGCAAACGTAAGAAGCCTGCCCCAATCGGATTCAAGGGTGCGCTAGCCATGATTGACGAATATCGTCGACTTGAAGAGGTAGTCAAACATGTTGTCGACGCCGAACCTCTCATCTTTCAACGTTGTCGTGATATATTCACACCTCCAAGCGGGACCGAGGTCAAGTCGCTCATCGCAGCAAGCTGTGTTCCGTATAACCGAGTGCCTAATTTTGCCGCCGTGAGCGATTTCATCGAGGGTGAGAGATTGACGATTACCGTCGACTACATTCGCAAATGCTGGCAACCTGGTGATGTCGTCTTCCACGACTCAGGCGATGAGGGAAATTCCGATTTTGAAGACAATACAGACATTGAAAATCTGCTCCATGAAGTCCGTAACCTCAAACCACGGTACGTCGAAGATTTAGCAGAGTTGTCGGCGACTTGATCATGTGTGTGTACTTGAATTTATCTGAACAAGACTGCACGGTCTAAAGTTTATTACCTGACGCGGGTAATAAAGATTGTTGATCAGAAGAGACTTAAACACCTTCAAAGTTGTAACTTAACGTAAGCTGTACTAACGAAATGAGTGATAAATCAATCGATTCAAACTCCATGGACCCCGGTATGATGCCGATCCGTATCACTGACGCAGCATCGATGCTGCGTAAACTCGTCGATCCTAACGAACGGCCCTACACCCAGGCCGTGTATCTCAACAACAACAAACTCGTCGACGAGTGGTACGAGCAAATTTTACAGAAGATTGCCAATCCGTCAGGTCAGGTCCGCGCCGGTCAGGTTTGGGGCGAGTGGCAGTATTACTATTACGGTAAGATCTTACCCCAGTTTATGAACCATCTCGATGAGGGTAGAGTTTGTCGCCCTACCAGTAAAGCGATTACGTACTGGGTTGATGTATTTACCAAAAAGAACGCTTCTGAGTTGTCGAAGATGGGACAGGCCGTTGTTGGTCATGGGTGGAAGTTGGTGACGGATGAGACATTCATCCGCAGCTCTATAGACAAGTGGGAAAAGATATACAGCTTGACCAATGATCCCCTGAAATGGCGCAAACTTGCATATGATAACCCGAAGTTGTGGGCTGCTGACTTTGAAAATCCTTTCTGGAGTCAGGATGAGTTTAAAGACGTGACGCAGAAAGTTGTCACGATCTTGAAGGTGAATATCTCTCCTATGTAATTCTCTGAAAGTAACTTTCATTACTTGAACAAGTAATGAAATGTCGATATTCGAACGACTGTAATCGCGAACACTTCGTTATTAATTTAGCAAAACTATATTCAGGTGACATTTTAAACTTCAAGATGACTGATTGGACCATTGTCAACAAACCAAAACCATTGTATGCTCTTTCCGCCGAGGAAATGAAAGACATGCGTTCCGCGTTGATGGGTCGATTCAAAGAGAGATATAACATCTTGAGAAATTTGTCCACCAACACGCCTTTGTTTCTGGACAAATTTCTAGACTATTTTTCTAGAAACGATCCTGATTTGTGCGAAGCGTTGATGCCTAATAATAACAATAAACTATTCGAAGTCAAGAAACTGAGCTCTGGAGCAGTCGGGGATGTTTTTTCCGTCAAGGGTGATGGTATGATCGTTGTAATGAAGCAGATTAAAAAGAGTTACCCGCAAAATCTTCGCGTTCGAGTTACTAACATCTCTTCGGAGATCAAGTATATGACTCCTTCTTTTAGTTATTATGATATATCCGATCAAGACGGTAACGATGTTGGATTGTCGGTCGAAGCGAAAGATGATTTTACCAATCAAACAGTTATGCATTGCGCGCTCAATGTCATTCTGGGTGATAACCCACATTATATTCACCAATATGACGCATTCTGGTGTAGTGATGGAGGATACAATATCACCGAGCTTGCCACCCAAGGAGATATGCACAATTATTTTGTTTCTGGAGCCGGGAAAGAAACCATCGGACCCGAAACAATACTGGAAGGCGTCAGACAGGTTCTTGGAGTACTTAGCATTCTAAAGAATGACAAATATTCTTTTCTTCACGCCGATTTGAAGTGTAAGAATGTTTTTGTATCCTTGGATACAAAAGGTCAACCGGTGTTCAAACTTGCCGACTACGACAAAAGCTCTATCACGTTTAATGGATATCGCTTCTACAATGGAAAGAATGATTGGGGGTTGGCCGGTCTTTTCAATCCGCCCGAGCTAAGCGAAGATGAGGACAAACGCAATGTAACATATCAACCGTGGACCGTTACTGGTGTGACATTCCAAACGTACACTATGCATTCACCGTATGGTTACTACATGAGCTATGATGTGTATACTTTCGTTATGTCTCTGTTGGCAATCCCAGAGGTGTGGGAATGGGTTCGTGGAAAAGAAGACAACAAGATTACGCGGTTATTCGCCTTACTCTTCCATCCTAGAGATATGGTAAATCTGGTGAATTACCTCGAATACGAGTCGGGCGTGCGGAGAGAATTTTACCGCCTAAGTCGAATTAATAACACGATTCAGAGGTTGCATCTTCGTCTCAGGTATAACATCAACAATGTGTACAGTAACGTTGGTGTTATGTACCCAAAACGCAACCAAGTAAATGTACAACTTAAAATCACTAAAACAAAAACCGGGAGAATCTGCGCAACAGATTGTACCAATCATAAATGCACGACTCCTGCGTACACCAGGAATCTTATGCGTTACAACTGGGATTATTGTTACCTTAAGTAAATCTGGAAGTTTGATGATAAATCATGTGTATAAATTCTTCTTGTTATCAGAGCAACAGAGTAGTACACGTGAAAGAATTCATATATACCTTGAATACGATTTCGTCGTTAACCACGACCGTGGTTGATTCTTGAAACTCTCCCGACCAAACCGTATGACTTGCGATTGTGATGTAGAGTGGATTGGTCTCATATTGAAACATCTTTACCCCATAATAGAATCTTCGAAGGAACATACGTTTAATTTCAACTACCACAATTGAAATTAAAACTACAAACTTTGTCAAAGTTCTCTTGGTAGATATATAACAATGGTACGTTCGGAGAAGTTTTACATCGAGTTTGTAGCACTCACAGTGCTGTCGCTGTTGGCGGCCAACCTTTGGAGTAGATTTATGACGAGAGTCCTCAACACTCACACTGATTCTATGAGCGTGGATCTCATTGTGGCAATTTGTATGACTTTTGCGGCGATCATAGTGATGAAGACGTTCTTCACACCGGTCGATGGTAAAGGTGTCGCAGAAGAACCGTCTTACGGTGAAGAAATGTATGAATCCGGATGACTCAGAAAAACGAGATCGAGAAATGACAGCGTTGGTTAAGTCGTACATACCAACTATGGAGAATCAACCACGCGATCCATCTCTTGAAGAGATTCTCGCTGACGTCTTTCTCAAACGAAACGTCTTTCTCCACGGCCCTGGAGGTGTGGGAAAGAGTTATAAACTTCGACATGTCGCGCAACGACTTCGCGATCGTGGTATTGTCGTCTGCGTCACCGCCACGACCGGTGTGGCGGCTGTAGGTCTTAGCGACCCATCCACGAAAATTGTGGCAACAACCTTGCATCGATTTGGAGGTGTTGGAACTGCGACCTTGAGCGTAAAGGAACTTGTTGGGAAAGTAAGAAACGATTTCATGACTCGTCGAAGATGGGAGACGTGTCAGGTGCTCATGATTGACGAAGTTTCCATGCTTGGAGCCGAGTTGTTTCAGAAGTTTGATTCTATTGCCAAAGCAATCCGTAAAAATAACAGTCCATTTGGTGGAATTCAACTTGTCCTGAGTGGAGACTTTCTACAGTTACCCCCAGTCAAGGATGGCTGGATCTTTTCCACGCAAGAGTGGGATGATCTCAACGTTCGCCCCTTCATTCTCGAGAAACCGTACCGCTACAAAGAAGACGGGTTCTTCCAGATGCTCTTGCGAATACGCAAGGGTGAGTTGTCTGTTAAAGACAATAAGACACTCATCCGTCGCGTCCGAGCCAATCGGAAGATACAGGACATTATCGCAGAGGTCATCAAGAAGAAACCCGCCGATGTCATCCTCCCAACAATGTTCTTTTCCAAACGCGTTGACGTCGAAGCTTTCAATACGCGCGAGTTGGACAATCTTCCAGGTGAAGAGGTGACGTTTACTGCGCGTGATTTATTTACACCAGTCAATGGTGCAAGTTGTTATCGTGAAGACTACCAAAAGCTCCTCGACGGAGACATGCCTCGTTGTGTAACATTCAAGGTTGGCGCCCAAGTCATGCTCAAGATGAACCTCGATATGAATCAGAGATTGGTCAATGGTAGCCGTGGTGTTGTCAGCGAGATTATAGATGGCGAGGCTATGATCGTCAAGTTCCTATCGGGTAAGAAGCTTCGTATCGACGTTCAGACACGCACAATTGAGGACAAATACGCAATTGCGTCGCGTACCCAGATTCCATTCGTACTTGCTTACGCTATGACTATTCACAAGTCCCAAGGAAGTACCCTGGATTCTTGTGTTGTCGATTTGGGCCCAACCGTATTTGCCGAGGGACAGGCGTATGTCGCGTTGAGCCGTTGTGCCAACGTTCAAGGACTCTTCATCTCTGAGTTTGACCCCAGTAGTATCACTGCTAACAAGATGGCAGTAGATTACGCTCGGTTACTCGAACAAATGGCACGAGACGAAGACAACCGCCGAGTTTAAAATTCAGTTGATGATATATTCGTGTGTTACAACAACACACGAAAGTCAAGATGAGTTGTTTAATTTATCCTCAACCTGATGCATCATTCTATTCGACTGGCGGACAAACGCGTTCTACGAAGAACATGCGACATACCAACCTTCAAGTTGGTGACGGTCACACGCGGTATGTGCACTACACTCAGTTGCACACAGTTGAGAGTTTAAACCTTCACCACGAACACCCCAATGTTGTGGGTGTCTTTCCGCGAAACGTTTACACCAAGCACCCGTTTGGAGGTAGTATATCGCATCACATTCAACCTCGAGGCCGTAATACACACTACACATATTCTCCAGACCCTATCGATGGTAAGGAGCGCAGCGATCATACTCCTTGGCAATCTCGGTTCGGTTACGATCGTCATCCCAACGAATATGGCGTCGGAACGCAATCTCGAGGTTACATCGAACCTGCCGAGTGTAATGCATGTCACAACGACGTACCCAAAGAGATGGCACCTGTCCGCTTTTATTCTGACAAGCAGACCAGTGATCTTACTTCAGTTTAGACCAACGTGTTCCGATTAAATATTTGTCATCTATGTGTGATATCTTCATTTGAAACGAATGAAGATAGTAAAGTGGTTCATATCTTTGTCTTTAAAATCTCCGAGGTTTATGTCAACTTTATACAGCGTAACGTCTTGTTTAATGTACACTCGGTTATACGAAAAAAAGGACAAATGAAGTTCGAGTACAGCGTTTATAGTATTAGCCACATATGTAAGGCTTTTGACGTCAAGTCTAACGGTGTAAAAAGAGAGTAAAGATTTTATTACACACGACTACAATGGAAGAGCTCAAGGGCTTTCTGGATAAGTTCCGTGTCAGCCGCGAGAATGCTCGTGGTGTCGATCCCTTCACGCACGTTACCAAATCATCTTCAACATACTCAGCAGGGTCGTTTTACATCTCAATCGAGTATATCGAGGAGTTCTTGACTCGCTATTCGAATGCTGCGCGATCTGGTCATACACCTTCGGTGGCTGAGAAACCCGGAGCCTACGGTCCTCTTAGAGTAGATTTCGACTTCACATCGAGTCTAGATATTGGATTAAAACGTCAATACAACGATGATATCCTCAAGCAGATTATTAGCTTCTACCAGGACGAGATCCGAACCATCGTCGACCCGGATGATTTTCGCAAAGAGATGCTCTGGTGTGTTGTCCTCGAAAAGGAGGCTCCTCGAAGCGAAGAGGGAAAAGTCAAAGACGGCTTTCATCTCCATTTCCCACACTTCTTCTGCGACGGCCGATTGCAGGATCATTATCTTCGAGACAAGGTGACATCGAAGATGGTAGAAGAAAAGATTTGGGCGAAAGCCAAGTTTACGACGTCCGTCGGAAGTATCATCGATCAGAATATGGCGTCTAAGATGTGGATGATGTACGGTTCGATGAACTATAAAGGGCGACACTCGATGCCTTATCTTTACAACCGCCCCCAGGGTGGGAGGAAAGACCCGTGGAAGAAAGTAACCGAAGCCAATCAATATGGACATGCCTTTGACCACGAGTTACAAGAGGTTCCAATAGGAAATCTATTCGCAGAGGAAATGGTCGGACGCGACCAGAGCATCCGGTACTACCTTCCTAGATTCATGAGCATTCGTGGTTACACAGAAGCCACGAAACTTATTGATAAGGTTGAGCGCAAGCTCGTTGTTTTTGGTACCCACACCGGCACAAGAAGGCGAAATCACGTGATCAAGAAGCGCTGCATTGAAGAGGTTATGCAGGACATCAAGATAATCAAGGATGGTCACATTATGGAGATGTTGAGCGAAGACCGAGCTCAACATCGCGACGAATGGATAGATGTTGGGTGGACTCTCTTCAACATCGGACAGGGTCACGAAGAGGCCCTCGAGATGTGGGTCGAGTTCTCTCAGCGTTCACCCAAGTTCAAACCGGGTGAATGTGAGGACATCTGGAATACGATGGAGGTCCGCGACAAGACCATTGGGAGTTTACTGATGATGGCAAAGAATGACAACCCGACCCACTACAAACAATGGAAGGACACTAACGTTCGTTACTACCTCTACCGCAGTCTTTCCGAACCAAAACCGACAGAGTTCGACGTGGCTATGGTCGTTGTGACAATGTATAAGGACCGTTTCGTCTGCGCAGATGCGAAGAAGGATATATGGTATGAGTTCCGCGATCACAGGCAACATCAGATGGATGACAATATCGCATTGAAGAACCTACTCGTCGACGAGGTCATCGAGAAGTACTACGGGTTCAAGGCCGACGTCGCCCAACAACAGGTCGGCGCTGATGAGTCTCAGCGTAGCAAGCTCGAACTTCAGGAGAAGCGTATATTGGGAATTATCAGCAAACTGAAGACAGTAAAGTTTCACGAGCAGGTAATCAAAATGTGCAAGCTCAAGATGCACGATTCAAACTTCCTCAAAAAGATGAACGAGAATCGAATGATTGTCGTGTGCGATAATGGGGTCTTGGACCTCGAACTCGGTATCTTCCGCGACGGCCGTCCCGATGATTACTCAACGTTCAGCACCGGACTTCAATACCGCGAGTGCAACGCGCAGGATGAGGATATTCAGGAACTGGACGAGTTCCTTTTGAAGGTCTTTCCAAACGCTAACCGGCGCAACTACTTTATTGATATGGCTACTTCGTGTCTGCAGGGTGGAAACGTCAATAAGCGCTTCATCATCGGTACTGGCAGCGGTGACAACTCAAAGTCTATTACCTACACGTTATTGGAGAAGGTATTTGGCGACTACTACGGTAAGTTCCCGCGTGAATTGCTCATTTGCGGTCGCGGTAGTTCATCGAGCTCGGCACGTCCAGAGTTGGCACACGTGCGTGGTAAGAAGATCATGACAACACAAGAGATTACCCATATGGACAACTTCAATATTGGAGTATTGAAAGAGTTGACAGGTAACGATTCTTTCTTCACTCGTGGTCTGTACGAGAAGGGTACAGAGGTGCGCCCGATGTTCACATTGTGGATGCAGTGCTTGGCCGCCGGAACTTTTATCTCTCTTCCTGGAGGATTCTCTATTCCAATCGAGCAGCTTGAGTTCAACGCTAGAGTGTTCTCGTGGAGTAGTGCGGTCGATGGTATAATTTGTTGCAACCAGACCCGCTTTATCGATCAGGGTACAAAGAAATGCCTCACTTTGACGATGGAAGATGGTACAGAGATCACATGCACACCAGACCACCGATTCCTCTTGTCAAATGGTGAATGGATGTATGCCAAGGACATTTGTTGTGGAAAGACATCGCTAAAGTCGGCGGTGTACAATCCTCAGTATGACGATATTGTTTCGTCGAACTTCAAGTTCCTTAAATTTGATCTGCGCATACCCGAAGAGCGGTTCAAGGCGATGGCGATGGCGCGTATCATTGGTTGTATATGTTTGAGATTGACCGGTAGAACTAGCCACGCATCGGTGATGTACATCGATAATCACCTCGACGTCGAACAGTTGGTGGGTGATATTCAAAGTATCACGGGTGAGTCTCCAAAGATTATTGATGGTGACGTTTACCAAGTCCATATTCCCAGATATATAATCTCTACATTAGACATATTGTCATGCGGTCTGCATGATAATCTGACACTTCCGTCGTTCATTTTTAATGAGGGATGCCCTCTGTATCTCATTCGCGAGTTCGTCGCTGGGGTGTTCGGTAGTAATGGTGCGATTGACAACCATTTTGAGAAATTATATCTGGTCTCGTCCAAAACAGAGGAACATGTCAGTAGCCTTGTGCAGATAGAATGGCTCGAACGAGTGCAAGATTTGATATGTAATCGTCTGGAAATCAAGTCTTATATCACCTCATCTCGTATAGATGAGGGAAGACGTATCGTACATTACATCTCTCTGTTTTTGCAGGGTTCAGATAGTGTGACCAGGTTCATTGAAATAATAGGCGCTCGTTACTGCTGTAATAAGGCTCACAACTTAACAGCTGCTCGCGGTTATTACAAATACATGAACGCCATGATCGATCAACGTCACGATATTATTACTCGTACCAATGCCAATGTCGTCGAGGAAGGTATCCCGGTTAATGCAGCTCGTGAGAAAGTAATCGCATCTCTCTCTTATATCTTCTGCGAAGAGAAGCTCGCGACCTATGCGCAGATTTTACCGGGAGAGTACGACGAGTCACGCCAGCTGACTCGTCGTAGTCGCGATTCTCTTCCATGTTACAACACGACTGTTATTGGCATACGCGAAGGAGGTGAGCGTCATGTCTACGATTTGACAGTCGAAGAGCCGTACTCGAACTTTGTCGCCAACAGAGTTATATCTCATAACTGCAACGCACCGCCCAAAATTCCCGGCCACGACGAGGCAACATGGTCTCGTATTCGCGTGTTGGACTTTGAGTCCAAGTTCGTCAAGCCGCAAGACACCGATCTTTACCATGTGCCAGATACATTCGACGAACAACTGAAGATGAAGCGCTTCAATGCCGATCCCAACTTCATGCAGAACCTCGACTACCTGGCCCCATCGTTGTTGTGGAAATTATTCCGCCACTTTCCAAATTACAAGAGGACGGGTCTCAAGGAACCAAAAGAGGTCATGACGGCTACCGATGCATATAAGGCCGACAACGACATCTATCTCGAATTCATCCAAGAACGCATCGAACTGGTGAAAGATAAGGACCTCGCCAAAGAGACCTCCATACGGATGGTCGATATGTACACGGAGTTCAAAGACTGGTATCGCGAGAATCACCCGTCATACGCTAAGAATATGATAGGTAGGTCTACTATGAAGAACGAGCTCAATCGCCGTCTTGGGATCATCCGAGACGAAAAGAAGGATCTGTATGGATTTGGTAAGACGTCAAAATGGTGGGGATACCGTATGATTCAGGAGGAAGATCAGGTCGACGAAGTACAGAGACTATTACAAGGTGGAGACGCTCGACATGAGTAAACTCTTTCAAGAACTTTTGTTTCATATTGTGTGAAATAAAGTACATGTCATACCAAGATCAATTTGTATGATAGAGCTTTGATCTTCTCTTCACTAGCATCAAGTGAAGAGTATATCGATATCACAACCTCAAATTGAGGTTGTGATATCCAACACGGCAACGTTAGCTGTACAATCTTTTGCGCCGTACGTCACAACGACGGTACCGTCCGTGATTTCGGCTGCACCACTGACAAACTCAATACCACATAGAGTTGGGTCGCTAGTCTGCATATCGATGCAAAACGAATCTGACACTGCCGTGATATCGAGGTTCGTGTCAAGATACACCAAGTAATGTCGGTAATTTTTACCCGCGATATCGCGGGTATGAACAACTGCCATATACCCTTGGTCGCTAGTGTAGACGACTTGAGATCCTCCACGACAATTTTTAAGATTCGAGATGTTCACAACACCTCTGTTTGTCATATCCGTAATAGTTTCAGACTTCCACTGGGTCATCTTACCACCAGCTATACAGCTGGGATCCCACGCGATGACAATATAGGGGTCCCAGTTATACACAAACAACGGTAGTCTGTGTTGAAGATCTTTTTCTATGGGACCTATAACAGGGGCCCAATTCTTCTCGTTGCGCCCGTTACCGTAACTCACTTGTATAGTTTCGATTATCTCGAGAGAGTCAGGGTCAAACTTGACGATAACCATACGATTTTTGCAAGTTGGTTGAATCTGAACATTAGTCTTATCTCCAACCGGTGTGGTGTTCATTACATAACTACCAATACCATACAACTCTCCTTGATGAGACCATAATCTGATGTCCTCTATACCGGTGTTACAACACCCACCCACGGGTGGGTGTATGTTACGGTGCAGTCGAGACTCGATTATTTTCTCAGGCTTCAGGTCTTCAAGTCGTGTAACGTTGACGTAAATCATTAACAACATATTCTGCACCACTAGCGGATCGGTATCACACCCTTTATTCGAAACCCGTATGGAAAAGTATATCCGATTACGTATCTTGTCATACAACACCGACGGATTGTAGGTGTAGAAACCGTCCGGAGGGGTATAACCAATCAATTTGATCAGATCATACTTCTTAGGGTCAAATACAAGGCGATAACATGAGTGGTGTAGTGCAACTACCAGAGATGTGATCAAGAAAAAGATAAAGATCCATAAAAGGTTTCGCGATGACATAAAGACTCGTTTCCTTAACAACAACAAATTTTCGTACGCCAATTCAAGGATGGCCACCTATATCGATCTAGACAGTAGACACCGAAACTGGCAAGTTTATACTAATCCTGCTTATTTTGTAGTTGAAGCAGAACAGGTTTCAACGTGGAATAGAGCACCTCGTCAGGTGACAGCTCAGTCGTCTCGGTTAGGATCTCGTGTGGTTGAGTTTTCCCAGTCAGTTAAACTCAAACAATTGATAATTCCATATGTAGATAATACCCTCGCGGGGTATTACAATAGCGGTACTAGTGTCGTTACTGGTGCGCATTCAGCGACATTCCAACGTCTTTACGTTGACGTTCATACCGCTCGTTATGATGACAAACAACTTATCTACACCATTAATAACAAGATTCCAAAGGCGAGGTTTGCGTGTACTCAAGAAGGATTTCAGTTTGACGATACAAACACACCCAGGTGGATCAAATTTGGTTCGAATATGGATCAGGTAATGCGCTTTGCTCGCAACGAATCTCTTGTGTTTGAGATTATGCAAGAAGATGGAAATCGCGTGTGGTTCTATGATAACCCGCAAGATGCACCACCAACAGCGCCCGTCCCGACCTACCAGGTGTGGGCGTTATTAGAGGTAACGCCATATTTCCGAGACTCAGATTACAACAATCATGGTATAGGATTGACTCAATTTTAATATCTTTGATATACGTACATTCATCACTAGAACAAGTGATGAAATCCTAAGAATACGTCATGATCAAAAGCCGTTTGGATTGGTAGAGGTTTCGATCCATTCGAGGACCAGGTCGTAGTCTGCGATGCTGCCCATAAACGTAGATCTGCGCTTAATGTGCTTCTCCGCTTTCGAGAGAGCCGCGTCGTACGACTCTGCTACAAGAATGATGAACCGCAAATCTCTACACTTTGATCTTTCGTGTGTTATGTTGTAAATAAAATGATAAATGAACAAAGACATTGGTGTGTTAGAGTTGTGATAGTACGACACGAGTTTCTCAATTTTGTTTAATTTGTCGTTCAAAGTTCGGTCATAAAGACTAACACAAAGTGAAAATTAGAAACGATAAACTCTAGAGAACAAATATATCGTTATTGAAATAAAATGGGTGTACCTGGACTCTACCCCTTCATTAGAAATAGGTTTGGACGCGCTATCAAACATTTTCAACGTAACACAAAGCGCTACCAATTTAATTATGTTTACCTCGACGCAAACGGTTTGTTGCACGGTGCCGCGCAAAAAGTCTTCAATTACGGAACTTACAAGCGAAAACTAGACCCTTACTCGAATATGAGCGACGACGAAAAGTACACCAAAGTGTTTGAGTTGTTCTTTGAAAACATACTCGATGTCACTGGAATGATTGTTCCAACTACCGTTCTGTACGTGGCGATCGATGGACCCGCACCAAGGGCAAAACAGAACCAGCAACGCGAACGGCGCTTTGTCGCCGCCAAGACTAGAATGGCCGAGGAAAAGGCCGCTGGTACGAACCGGTTTGACTCTAATGCTATCACGCCGGGTACAGAGTTTATGCATCGTCTCTCTCAGTTTATGTACTGGAAGATTAGACACTATATACAAACCCGAGGCCCGTGGCGTAATATTGAGGTCATTTACTCTCCCCCAACAATTCCGGGTGAGGGAGAACATAAGATAATGGACTACATTCGAGATCTCCCCGAATACGAGAGAAACAATGCTTCACATTGTATGTTCGGCCCGGACGGAGATTTGTTGATGCTCACACTAGCGGCACATGTGAAACGGATAAGCCTCTTCCGTGAAGATCAATATAAACCTGGTACTTATGATTTGCTCGATATGAGCAAAATTCGAAGAGAACTGGCTCATTCTCTCGGACAGTGGACTTCTATGAAGGCAGGACGGCGAACAGAGGATGACGTGTCGAACGATTTTGTCCTCATAGGATTCTTTGTAGGTAATGACTTTCTCCCAAAGGTCAAGATGTTCTACAAGCTCGATGAAGGCTTGCAGAGAATGTTCGACACGTACGTTGATACTTCAGATCGCGGATTTCATGACCATATGACCAAGGATACACGCATCCTTATTCAAGGTTTTCGCAAGTTTGTATATCACCTTGCTGAGTTTGAAGAACAATACCTGGCCGCACAAGCGGTAATCACGGCTCGCGATCCACGATTCGTCGACCATACTTTATTAGAACACTCTACCGTGATCATAACCCATTCTAAAGCTAAGACCATTACGTCGATCGATATGAAAGGATACCGACGTGCATACTACAACAAGGCCGGTATTCTTGGTGATAATACCGATCCCGCTTTTGAGGGCGATATAAGATCGATGTGCCGTGATTACTTTCGCAACTTGGTCTGGGTCTACCTGTATTATGTTGACCGGTTACCGTCATGGGAACAAGCATATGGTTTCCATTATGCACCCTTATTGAAAGACTTTGCGACGTATCTCGACACCCTACAACAAATTGACCTAGATAAGGAATTGGAGTTTGATACGTCTAATGCCGCTTACCCATTCGAACAACTATTGAGTGTGCTGCCACCAGCGTCGAAGGATCTCTTACCTCTTGAGTATCAAACTCTGATGACGGAAGACGAAAGCCCTCTTGTAAAGGCAGGTTACTACCCAGAGACATTTGACATCGATTACGAGGGGAAGCGTAGAGAACATGAGGGGATCGCCCTCTTACCCTTTGCCGATTACACCGTTATTTCGAAAGCTTTCATCCAACGAAAAACCGAAGGTCCGATCAAGTTGCGCTATCATCGCAACCAACGTGGTACTGTGTATGCGTTTCGTTGGATGCATTCTGGGTACCTAGCTCGTTACAAGTCTCGTTATGGGGTTATCGATGATTGCAAGGTACGTGTCTCTCCGGTCTGTGTCACCTGACGCGCAAGAGTTTCATCACTCAAACGAGTGATGAAAGAACTTAATGATCATCACCGAAACAGAAAGAACAATGATAGATCTTGAAGATTTGAACAAATTGACCAAACTCGAAACGTTCTTGAAATCAGAGGATGCCATTAGGTTGTTTCCCGAGATTCTGAAGGAGATCGTATGGTTGCATTGCGAGTGGAGTACCATGTCAACGGCATGTGGCGCGTCCTACATCTACAGCGGGCGGGATAGGGCCCTTACTCCGAAGAGTTCACTCGACGACCTCACTTCGACCGTCGAGACGGTCTTAGAGACCAAAGTGTTGAAGATGTGGGTATGGTGTTACGGTAATGGTCAAGAACACATGTGCTATCGTAACATTGGTCCCGGATATAATTTACTTCATATCTTCATTGGAACTACTCGCAAGTTGTTTGCGCGCGGATTAGAAGAAGAGACAACCACCGCATACACAATGCGCAATGGTGATGCTCTTTATATTCCCAAATGTAAGAACGATCTCTGCTTTCGGTTCAGCGTACCATCTAATCTGAAAATCGAATCTTGTACTTTCCACATCTGCTTAATGATCGAGGACCCTTATTCGATCAGATATCGTGATATCAGTACCGTACATCCGAGTCAAGGACTTACAGAGGTCTCTTATGACACACGAGTATGCCCCAATTGTCTTCAGTTTATCGTTATACCCGACGTATACGTCCCGTCAGAATCGATTAATGGGATATCCCATTAATCGATCAACTTTACTCATACATCAACTTTGGGATCTGAACTTTTACACGACGGGGTGAAATCGACAAACCGTCGCGGTCCATATGACCAATCATGTTTCAATCCTACGACGTTGTCATCGGTGAAACTACCTGGAGAGTACCATGCCGGTAATCTACTTCGGTCCAACATGTTTATATTAGGATGTTGCATAGTCATGGCGGTAAGTTCAGAACAAAAGACGTGATCTTTTGACTTGACCAACCCGTAGAGTAATGACAATAAGATACCTTCACTGGTCCACCATGAAAGTATCTTATTGTCAAATTCCATACCAGCGTAGTCTCTGACAACACTCATGATTGCTTCAGTTGAAGGCCGAGGACCGCGTAACTTCCGCCACATCAAATATGGGTACCCGTGATAACGTGTTAGCTTATTTTTGAGCTCAAGAACGCGCGGTCCCTCCTTCGTCCCCTGTCCAAGGTCAGAATCCCACACGTAAAGGACATCTTCACCTGTTTCGGGATGTTTTTCGCGGAACAAAATACCGACGTGGCTAAACATAGACGCACTGCACCAGCGGCATGTTCGTTCACCTCGAGTATTACCAGACATGAAAATAAGATCACCGTTATCAGCATTGAACATATCGTCCGTCGATGTCCAGTTTAGGTCGCTGTTAAACTTTTCTACATAGAACAAAAGGTCAGGAGCCATGATCTGACACCATATGTATAGTAACACCACTACCGCGATAGTCAATAAAATTACCCATTCGATGGTAGTTATACCCCAGCAGTGCTTCATGTTCGAGTTGTGCTTTACCTATTTAGAAGTTTTAAAATCACGCCTACAACCAAACATGTCAAGTATTCTTCCACGAAAATACAACAATCCAATGGTCATTGGTCTAGGGGTCGCGTTACTCGCGACGGTTGTCGTCGTCGTCTATATGGTGACTCGCTCACAAACCAAGGACTCTGATACTCAGCAGAATCATAACGAACATCCAAATTTACATCTTGTTGACAATCAGAGAGAGACTTATGTTTCTTCAGGCAGTCCTGCTATTGTCCTCTTTTACGCTGACTGGTGCGGCTGGTCTAAAAAGATTTTCCCCGTATGGAAGAAAGTTAGGGAGTCCCTTAATGCCACGGGGAAAATCGAAATCCTCGATTTCGAAGACAATATGGATAAGGTTGAGATTCTCAAAGCCATGACACTTCCAGGTTTCCGAGGATTCCCAGAAATTAGATTCTTCCCGAATGGTTATCCAAACGGGGAATCAATTCAGTACACTGGTGACCGAAGCGAAGAGTCGATCCTCAAATTCGCGTACACCAGCGGTAAACAAATGTAATTATCTTAATTGGGACAATACGCTAGCGTAGTCTCTGACAACTTAATCGTTTTGTTTTCAGCGATGACATACACAGGGAAATTTGAACAGTCCACGTCCTTTAATCGACATCACCGTCTTCTCATGTCATTGTCTTTTGTTACCAGTTCTGGTAACAAATCAGTAAAGAGGGCCTATTTTCGACACTTGTTAAGGAAAAGGACAATCATTATACCGACAATGAGAACCCAGAACATCCAGTAACTTGGAGCTCCCTTTTTAACGTAGGCATCAATACCGTTGATATTCTTGAATCCTGCCAAATTCGAGTATAGAGTGCATTTCTCATTAGAGAGGTCCCATGTGAATGCATTACAATCGAATGTATCATCACAAAATCGACGACAAGTCGTCAAAGAGACATCAGTTGTATCGAGGGATACAGTATCGCCTTCGACGTTGGTACTAGGGAAGATCTCGTACGTAGACATGATCGTTTGTTGATTACGCGTCCGAAAATATACCTCATGAAAACCTTAATAACTGACAGTAAAGTAGATATTCGTATTACCATTCGGGTATGGTTATCGATAAATCAAATATCCATGGAAATCAATATCCGAGTTCAGCAGAATCTTCCACATTATTATGAACATCTATGATATCACTGTTTTTACGAGCACAACTATATATTGACGCCAAGTAACAATGAGTATACAGTATTTGACGCTAAACAAATACGATGGATCGTTGGTTGGAGTCCAACCCCCCATTCCGGTAGGACCCGACTATATACCATCTCCTGGGGGGCTAGAATCGACCAAACATCATTGGACCCGAGGAATGGGGGGCGTCGGTGATCGGACGTCCGATGTATTCGCAGGTACAGGAGAACGCTACGTTTCAGGTGTTTACGGGCATTTATACAACCCAGCTGCTCATGGAAGCGTTCACGAGTACAACTATGGACCTCATACTATCGCAACACAACATCAAACACTCTCGGGTCAACCATATCATTGGCAGACGAAAAAAAGTAGTATAGAGAATTTCACTACAAACATCAGCGGTGACTTTGACTTGATTGGTGTAGCAGACGAAACGAAACAACCCACAAAGGTCATCCACAATCGACAAAGTCCAACAACTTTTACTAGTGTCGATGGATATACAGAAGATGCGCCTACGTCGACCGAACCTGGCGCAAAAACCAAAAGCGTAACGAAAGTATCAGCCTATATGTTGCTGGTCGTTTTCCTGATTGCTTTCATCGCCTTTGACTTTTGCTCGGAGACAGCCAATCGTTTCCTCCAACAACAGATTCACAACCACAAAGAGATTGCATGGCAGAGGTATTTTATGTATGCACTCGGTGCGATAATCTTCTTATTTGGCTTCATGTATGTTATTGGCGTACCCATCGAGGAAATTGAGTATTCTTCTCTTATATCACCAATATAGGATGGGGAGAGATACGGGTAGGCTATTTTAAGGCTTTAATCGAACGAGTAAACCCAAACCAATTCTTATCTGCAACTGATAAGAAAAAGACTCAAGATATCATGGAGAATATTATGTCTATGATAATCTTCCTCTGATGAGATAAAAATCCACAATCATATAATTTATGTAGTTTCAATGAACGAACTTGGAGCTGATCTTTGAAATGATGTCTGAAATACGGGTCCTATTTTCGTTCTTGTTGTATGTAGTTATCCGCTAATCTGTTCTCACTCGAATAAAGTGAGAAAATTTATTATCATCAAGATCCTTTTTGTCAACCTAATAAAACGAGTTGAGTCAGCGGTCATAATTTATCACATTCTACAAACCAAAATAATATGGAACTTGCTAACACAATCGAGGGTACTCGCGACACGCAGTACTCTCTCGAAGAACAAGCACGCGATGACGTCAAGGATTATGCGTTTCTTCCCATCAAGCGCCCCATTCTGATCGAATACTACTACACTCAGAGGAATATGCGATGGGTACCGGCAGACATTGATATGCGCCAAGACCGTCACGACTGGGACACTAAGTGTGATGAAAACCTCAAGCGATTTGTCACTGGGACACTAGCTTTCTTTGTTCCCAGTGACGGTATTGTGACTGAGAATATCTTTTCAAACTTCCAACAAGACACATCCTTCTACAAAGAGGCTGTGGCGTTTTACACCGAGCAATGCGCCATGGAGATGGTACATTCTGAGATGTACAGCTTGATGGCGCAGACTCTTATTCGCGATCAAAACGAGCTTCAAAAGGTCTACAACTCTATCGAGAACTTTCCGGCTATAAAGAACATCACAGAGTTCATGTTCAAGTACATGGATAGATCTCAATCGTTACCCATGCGTATCATGGCTTTTGCATGCGTAGAGGGTATATTGTTCAGCAGCGCATTCGCCTCGATATATTGGATCAAGAAAAAGAACATCCTCTGTGGTTTTTGTAAAGCAAACGAATTCATCGCCCGCGATGAAGCCATTCACACACGATTCGCGTGTGCCCTATTCGCATTGGTCTGTAGACGCGACGATCAGACAACCCCTTCTATTGAACGGGCCCATAAAATAATTCACGAGGCAGTCGATACGAACGCTGTGTTCATTAGGGACATTCTACCTGTGGAGATGATTGGGATGAGCTCGAGCGAACTCCTCGACTATACCAAATGCACCGCCGACGCCTTGTTGGTTTCTTTGGGATATCCTACACTTTTCAACACAAAGAATCCATTTGACTGGATGGCGGTCATTTCACTTCCCAACCGCACAAATTTCTTCGAGGGTAAAGTATCAGAATATGCTAAACAAACTGAAGGCAGCTTTGTGTTTGATCTCGATGCTAAATTTTAGCCTGGCTGCACAAATCTACGATTTTCTCACTTTTTTCGAGTGAGAAAAGGTTATCTATTAACAATACATCCGACATGATCATTGAATCAATAACAATTGGTTTCATCGTTACGGTCTTGGGATTGATATCCCTAATCTTTGTCACCGGAGTTCCGATGGCACAAGCGTTCCGCAACACACAGATGATGGGTGTGTTCTTCGTCACAGGTGTGATGTTGGCACTCTTGAGCTACGTTGTAATGATGGATACCACTTGTAGTAAGTGTAACTCTCAAGAGTGCCATTGTGGTAATCAGTCATTACGGACATGTCCGTAATGAAAGACGTGTTTAGATCTTTGCTTTAGAGTAACATGATCAGAAACTATTCCCTGTCGTTATAAAAAGTGATATTTATCGTTGATATTATAGTAGTTAGGATTACCTATCTCTCGAAAGTTAAAATGGGACAAAATATCAAAACGACTGAATCTCTTCCAGTA